TTAGGTAATATCAGCCTGTGGTTTCTTCGCCTTTTTATCGGCACGTTTTTCAGCTGCCGTTTTTAGTGGCTTCTTCTTACTGTTTTTTTTGCTATCCAAACCTTTACTCATATCTTGCCTCGCGTGATAAAAGGGTAGGTTGCCACCCCATTAACCTCTTGTGCGGGCCGATATGCAAGCAGAAAATCATTTTTGCTGTGTAAGAATGTAAACCGTGGGAAGAGATGCTTTCCACGGTTTACCCGCCATAACTTCAGGTTGCATGTGCGTTGGCTGGACAAATTCGTTCTCGACGAATTTGTCTCTCCCTTGCCGCCTGCCTGAAACTCGGAATTATTTAGGGTATAAAGTAGTCTTAGATTAGAGCAGGAAGAATCGCTATTTAGACTTAGGTTCGTAGGGTAAACGAGAGAACTGCAGCGACCGCTGGCGGTAAAACATCACGCGTTCGCGAAAATAGTTACGCAAGTACTCGGGTTGTTCCCTCTCAACGACCTCTGGTATGACCGGCATATTGTAACGTTCTTTGAAGGCAACGCCTGACGCCGCCAAGTCCACGTTAATTTTATCCATATCTTCTTTGGACAATTCTGCCAGATTGTATCCCATACCATTTACCCCTGCCTATTGGCCACTGACTGATGCGTGTCACGGTAAAGTAGTGGCAGGGAAATGGCAAGTCTTCACCTTATCATGTGGATGTTTATTATTCTCATTACGAAATGGGAATCATTTTTAATACCAATGCGGCATAAATGATATATCTCACAGTTGTTATTTCTGATAATAAAAATGATTCGCAATAATATATTTCCCCTAAGGGTTAAGTGATAATAAATATCAATAACATTATTTGTAATTTATTGATTTAATTGCGCTTTTTGTTAATTGATTATCAATGTTAATAAAGTGTTTTTTATTTTGTTTTTTCAGGCATAATGCCCTAAATAATTTCACCTGCCGGGAAAATAGGGAGTTAGCATGTTAAAAAAAGAAATGATTCAGAAGCTGAATGAGCAACTTAATCTGGAGTTTTATTCCGCGAATTTGTATCTGCAAATGAGCGCATGGTGCGGTGACAAAGGTTTTGAAGGCGCGTCCAGTTTCCTGAAGACGCATTCTCAGGAAGAAATGCAACACATGCAGCGCCTGTTTGACTATCTGGACGACACCGGAAGCTTACCGATATTAGGCGCGATTGCTGCACCGCCGATTGATTTCGATTCACTGGCGGATGTCTTCAAACTGACTTATGAACACGAACAGTTGATTACAGCAAAAATTAATGAGCTGGCACATGAGGCAATGGTGCTGCAGGATTACTCTACATTTAACTTCCTGCAATGGTACGTTGCTGAGCAGCACGAAGAAGAGAAACTGTTCCGTTCTATTCTGGACAAACTTGCGTTAGTCAAAGCCAGCGAAGGCGGCCTGTTCTTCATCGATCAGGACCTGAAAAAAATGTCTGCGGCGGCACCGTCAGCCTAACGACAAGCGACGCTTTTGTCGGCCAATGATTAGTTGAATGACGCGGGATAATGTTTTCCTTATCCCGCCTTTTTCCCTCCCGAATGCTTCTTCTGCCGTTACTGGCTGCCAATATTATTCCTGAACTCCACACTCGACTTCACCTTCCTCTGTCGCTATGATCGCATCAGTAGTGATATACAACATTTTGTTTTATAAGGTTTGAGGCTGTCTTTCTCTGATTCGGATAAGGCTGCAAAACTCACACACATCATTGTCTGAATACGCCATGTCGGGAATATCATGATGAAGAAATTTTTGCTATCTATCGTGCTTACCTCACTTTCCGTGAATGCTTTTGCTGCCGCTAAACTGGCAAATATCAGCAGGTTTGAATACGGCGATCGCTGGGCTTTCACGCGTGAAGAAGTTCAACTGATTTGCCGTCCTGGCAATGCGCTGTACGCCTTACATACTGGGACGTTGATGCAATATCCGCTAAACGATGTTGCTATTGTGCAAATGAACTCTGGACAGGTGAGTGCGCAGCCGATAGACGTCATCTGGCTTGATGACCCTAAGCACCCCGGACAGAAGAAAAGCCTGCAACCATTTATCGAACGTGCAGAGCAACTGTGCCAGCCAAACGCTAAGCCATGAAGTGATTGTTTTACTTGTTAATGTTAATCAGTTACTTCTTTACGGTTAAAACAAAGTGTGAAATCTGTTCCATTTGTGATAATTGCGAACGGGTTGATGCTGGAAAACGCGAGGGAGTTGGCTAAGCTTAAGTCTACAGGGCTAGTACAGCTTGTATAAATGCCAACTTTTAGCGCACGGCTCTCCCAAGAGCCATTTCCCTAGACCGAATACAGGAATCGTATTCGGTCTTTTTTTTACCTATTGTTTTTTAAGGTTTTATTTTCATTGACCACGAAAATGCACGAAAAATCCACGAAATTCGATATACAGCCTTTTATAAATAGACGTAATCTTTCCCTCGCGTATCCAGATATTTCTCTGTCATCTTTGCTGATTTATGCCCCAATAACTTCTGAGCAAATTCCTTTCCTCGTTCCTTCTCATACAATCTGCCAGCCAGACTTCTTATTTCATGAAACGTCGGCGGCTTCTCATCCAATTCAATCCCCGATGCCTTTCTTGCTTTAACAAACCCCTTTGTTAGCCCGTTGAGTTCCACAGCCCCGTTAGGGTTATTTTTTCTAATACCAACACTAATCATGTAATCCGTTTTGCTGGAATTACGGCATTGCTCAATGACATCGCATAAACGCAGCCCTATGGCGTCAATTGTCAGGTCGAGAGGGATCGCCAATTTGTTTCCGGTTTTCCCCTGCTCGACGAGTAGCCGATCATCAACAATATCGCTGAATTTAATTACAGCAACATCCTCTCTGCGCTGACCAGTGACGAGTGCTAAATCCATCGCCAATTGAAACCACAGCGCCTGTTTTTTAGCAGCGCAGCGAATGGCTTTATACTGTTCAAGCTCCAGCCTCTCTCGCTTTACGTTCGGCTGGGGCGTTCGCGTGGGCAACACTGGGTTATTATCGATGTGACCTTCAACAATAGCCTCGCGAAAAATATCAGACAGAACAGATCGAAAACCCGCGGCCATAGATAGCTTTTCTTGTTGTAAATAAATTTCCAAAAACTCAGCGATATCTTTCGTGGTTATTTCTTTTAGTATTTTCCTTCCCAGCGATTGCTGAATTGTAGCGAGTTGGCCAGAGCGTGTTTTGTAGGTATTAGCGGCCAAATCTCGGCGCTTAATAATCACATCGTAACGCTCCAGCCACTCAGTCATTGTGAGTTCTTTTTTTACCTTCAGTTTTTCAATAAGAGCTACAGGGGAAAAATTTTGCTCAATGAAGCTGTTTGCTTCTATAGCCTGACTGACCGCATCCCTGCGCGCGATCTGTCCAAGAGACATTTCCTTTCCCGTTAACGGATTCCTCCAATAAAACGATTTATATTTCTTCCGGTAGGTGAGATTGCGCGGCAAGTTGGCGTCATACCTTGTCGTCCTTGCCATTGATGATTCTCCTCACTAAATCTGAATTGAAGCCTTTTCTTTCGGCAATTATCCGACGTGACAGCTTGTAATCTTTTGGGTTGATAAATACAGCATCTTCGCTAACTCGATATTCTCGACCATGCTTTTCTGGTGCTGGGTAAATTTTCCCAGCTCGCGCCCAGCGTTGTAGCGTCTGTATTTTCGGCAGGCTGTCTTTTGAATAATGGCGTTCGCACCATTCATTCAGCGTGATGAGCTTTCCCATATTCGCCTCATAACGTTATGTATTTAGATTTCACGGAATCAGTTTTAGCGGGGAGGGCGAACCTCCCCAGACTATTTAGCTATTGATATACTCGGGCTTCATATCGCACAGCGTTACAGCGAACTGATCATGCAGTTCGTCGCCGAGGTGACGCTTTGCCGCAGCTAGTGATTTTTCCAGCGCTGCAAACTTCTCCACCGCGTCGGGTTCGTCAGGCTGGGGTAGGGAATTAACCTCCGCCTCAATCTGGTTTTTTGCATTAACCTGGTAATAGCGCTTCACCGCTTTGTTTTTCAGTTCGGTGAATAACGCAGTGCCGAGAACTGATTTTTTAGTTTCAATATCTGCGCGAATGGCCTTAGCCTTATCAACGTCATCAGCCCTTGCTATCTGATCGCGGAAATCATCTGCCAGTGCGTCAATATTGCTGGTGGACTCCTGAGCGCTAACTATTGCCTCTGGCGCGTCAGTGGCGACGATATCCTTCAGGCTAACTGTGGCTGTTGCTGGCGTGACGTCCTTCTCGTTTCGTTCTTCGAGCTCATCAGGTGTGTACACGCCCAGAATCACATCAGGGCAATAAAGCCGAGACCAGCGCTTAACCGCCAGATAGGCCAACTGCTGGTATGGGTCATCAGCCCATAATGTTGAATTACGGACACGAGCCTGAGCAAGAAACAATTCGAGCTCACGTGGAGTGTCCTCTCCTTTCAAGGTTGCCCATATCCTAATCCCAACCCCCTCTTCATCGGCCATTTCCCAGCCTGGAACTCTGTATTCCTGCCCCTCTTTGTTTTTGCGAATGGCAAAGCGGCCAATGATCTTTTCCCATGGTCCAAACCGTTTATATTCAAAACGATTTGATAAAACCCCGCTGCGCGAGATTACCGCGTTTACCAATTGCGCTTCGTAACCCAGAACGCCCTTAATTAGATGTGTTTTCTGTGCGACCGCGAACGGGTTCATTTGCCATTGCGCGGCCTGCATAGCCACTGCCATACAGTCAGCTTGATTTCCTTGCAGGTGAGCGGGGACCGTCGCGTTACCCTGAGCCATAATCTGAGCGAATGCGCTAATTGCATTCAGATATTGTGAGTCAAATAGTGCAACGTTTGAGTTAACTACTGCGTTTTGCTCACTCAGTGATACGTTAGAATTTTTCATTATCATCCCCTTATGCCATGCGCAGCGCTTCAAGACGGCGCTGATCAAAATCGTTCAGTTCGTCGGCGTAATCATCAGTGATTGGTGCTGGCCACTCACCTGTATCAAATCCTGTAGCGATGGCGCGCATGGCTTTTCTGTATTCGAGCATGCCCAATTCCAGCAGTTCTTCCGAGGCCTCGACTATTGCGATCCAGTGGTAGTTCTCGTCTTTGTTTACGAAAATCCAGAAAAACTGATCGAGCGCCGCTGTTTCGCTATACATTGCCGCACTCAGGTGATAATCGCGGTCTATGATTTCACGGTGAAGTTTTGCCCGCAGGCCATCCTGCTTGACGTTCCACATGCTGATTGTTTTCAGATCACAGCCGATGCGCACACCGTCAAGATCGATTTCAAGGTCAGGCCGCACACGGACTTCGAGCCCTGTTTCGTCGTCAAATCCGAAATAACTCACTTCAACGGCGCGGCTCGGGTGAGTCAGCAACTTCCCAGCGGTCGGGTGATTCAGCAGCGATTTCTGAATAGCTTGGGCTGTCGCCAGCTGCGCGCGGGTGACCAGTATTTTTTCTTCTGGATTCTCGCGCCATGCGTCGAGCAGTTCGTCAGCGAATACCGCATCTGGATTAACCGATTTAACGGACTGAATCAGATCGGACTTTGTGCCAGAGACTTTCAGTTGTGCTGGTTTCTGTGCTTCCTGCGCGACCAGATCGGGATTAATAAGCGCCAGTTGCTCCAGCAGCGCGTCGCGGCTCCCGCTGGTTTTAACCTGCGGCGTCAGGGTGGCGTTGTACTCTTTGATACAGGCTTTCATTGCGCTAGCAGTCTGCTTCTGGCCGTCTTCAATGCGCTGGAATTCAGCAGGAAGCGCCATGTAGCTTTGTCCGGTTTCCTCCAGCGATGCGCCGAGCGCTACCTGCGGCGTCAGGGTGGCGTTGTACTCGTCCAGTAAGGCTTTGATATCATCAGCAGAAAGCGGCGCTGGCAGAGTGCCGTTGTATTTGTCGATAAACGCTCGTATCGTCGCCGTTGTTGTGAACGCGCCAACTGGAGTCTCCGGCTCAACGCTGAATTCAGCCAGCAGATTTTCGGGTTGAAGCGCCAGCGCATGCACTAAGTTACCCATATCGAGCACTTTTGAGTTCTCACGCGCGATAGTTTTAGCTACGTGTCGTGCGTTGAAATACATCAGCGACACGCGAGCATCCTTAACTTGAGTGCTACTGACGCCGTTCGCCGCATGGTAATCGTTATTCGACACCCCTTCATAGCGACCAGGTTCAAAGTATGGCGGTTCGTCCGTGACTGTTGGCTCTGCTGGTTCCTCAGGTAGAGCACCGCCACCAACCCACTTACTTACAGCTGATTCGAGAGCTGTTCTCGCTTCTTCAATAGAGCCATCATCATTCTCTGGCGTCGGTACCGCTGCACCAGCTTCGATCGATTTGTTGCCAGCCGCTTCCATCTGCACATTGCCCACCCCATCATTTTCCGGTTTTTCTCCCTCAATTGAGGGGGTATTACCCATTAGCCCATCAATAGCGAACATGCCGTTGCCAACGTTTTTGATTTCCGGCTCTGGGCTAGAGGTATTTCCTTTTTCACTAAGGGCTGGTAAATGGCGAGCTTGGATTAACTGGTGCTGCGATGGGTTTGCATGATCTGATTCAACCAGATTTGCGTTGATATACGGCAGCAATGACTCCGGTTTTTCTTCCACGTCTTCGGCGAAGTGACAGCTACGAATTAGCGCGAATATTGCTGCGCGAGAATAATTCAAAACCGCAGGGGCATTCCTCAGATGCTTACTCCACGTTTTGAACGGTTCCTCTTTGTTTGCAATGATCTCTTTCGCGCGGCGATGTAACGACACAGGGATTTCATAGATGTCGAAATCCATAGGCAAAGTTGCCAGCGCAATTTCAACATCGAGCGTATCGAGCGTGTGTGTATAATCGGGACTGCGATCCGTTTTGTTATCACCGCCCGCAATAACTCCCGACTCAGTGCGCTGCACACCGGATTTTTTCGCCCACTTCGTTGTAACTTCAGAACGATACGGACCCGAACGCTCAAGAGTAGAATCTTCGTTACGTGCGTTCAGCCATTCTTTCGAGAATGAAACAATATCACCGACAGACGGGGCTTTACCGTCCGGTACCCATACTGATTTGATTGAATCGATCAGACCGAAAAGCGTTTCAGGGAAGCAGTGTTGCGCCTGCAACAACTCTTTAGCGTTGTTCAACGCCAGCAGCAGATTCTGAACATAAGTCGCGTCCATATCGTGTTGCAGCGTAGAGATATCGCTCTGCTGGCCTGCAAACAATTTCGTGAACGAACCGAACAACCAGCTGCCCAACACTTTCTGAACGAATGAGGCCTGGTCGATAGTGATTGTGCCGTCAGTTGCTGGCGCATCAGCGGATTGAGTCGAAGTGGTTTGTGCTGCGAAAGATGCGTGATCATCATGAATGTTGGTTGATGCTGGTTCAGATGCAGGGATTTTGCGCCACGACTGGCCATCATCATTCAGTTCATAACGATCGCACCATGTGTCATCCAGCACGCCTTCTTCTGGCAGGTCGTCAACGACGAACCAGTCTGTGCGGATCGGCAGGTTATAATCACCACCGCGACCAGTTGCGATCTCTTCGTCTTCCAGAACGTTCATGATTTCACGATCTGCGCGTGAGTCTGATTTAGCAGAGAGCCAGCAGAAGAGGCTTTTCTTTTCTGATTTGGCTTTTGCTTTGATTAGAAACGCATACGTATTCATTGCGTTGGGACTCCTTGAGGTTGTAGAATCCCCTGAGCCAGTGATTGCGCCCTTTGGGGAGTGGTTATTGGTCAAAACTCGATTCCAACGCTCTTTGGTCGGAGCGTTGGCGCACTAACCCGCTTCGGCGGGTTTTTGCGTTTCAAGCTGCGAGCAGCTTTTCCCTGATGCCAGCAATCCGCCAGCTAATAGCAATTGGTCAAAACTCGTTACTTCTGTTTCACGGCAGGCTTCTGATCGTCAGCCCTGATAATCCCTTCAACTGGCCAGCATTCGCCGTGAACGCGCTGGTCGTACATGTCAGCGACACAATCCTGCTTTGTGTCGTAAACACCGAGTACGGCTTCGTGACAATCGCCGGCAGTCGTGCAGATGACGAGAACCAGCGCGAATAGTGTTTCCATCAATTTCCTCTTCCTGTTGCCCTTGCCATGATGCGATTTGCTGCATCCCATTTTTTACTGTCGTTTTGCGCTCTCGCCTTTTGTGCCAGACGCTGAGCCCTGCGAAATTGCCGAATATTCATCGACACCTCTGCCGTTATCGCCCGGCTGGCGGAACGTTGAAACCTGCTGCGCGTTTGATATAGAGCGTTTCGCTGGTGCGGTGGGTGTCGAGCTGGTCAGGCTCAACTTTTCGTTAGGGAAAACTCGACAACCTTCACGAAAACCTTACTCACCACACCGCGAAACGCTCTCAATACTTCCAGCAACTGCCGTCATGTTCTTTCGCCTCAGGCTGGCTACTTAGCTCGTTCGCATCACTGAGTAACTCGTGGTATTGCTCAGTGGGTTATGCGTTAGAGCGTTGCTGCGTTGTGTGAAATGATAGTCACATATCGTGTCTGATATGTCAAACACAAAATGTGTCACGCTAATGCGCACGAATGCGCTCGGAAGGGAGGAGTTGATTTAGTGTGAATTTCAGGCAAAAAAAAATCCCGCCGGAGCGGGATTGGTGAGATTAAATGGGGTGAAAATTAATTTTTTGTAGCCTTTAATGTTGCCACATCAACCTGAATAGAGGTTAACGTCTTGTTTACTTCATTAATTTGAGCGTTCGTTGATTTAACATCATCGCGAGCATCAGTTCTCAATGAAGAAATTTCGCTTCTTACATTATTAAGGTCTGACTGTAAAAAAGCATAGATGCCGCCAGCACATAAAATGACACTCACCACAGTGGCCGCGCACAGCCCTATAGCCCATCCGATGGTGAGGGGGCGATCAGTATTTATAGTCATATCAACCTCCTCTAAGGTGTCTATATCAAAAACTCTGTCAGCAACATACATAATATTGCCATCCCTGTTTTCAAGTGTACCATCAGGGAGAGTGAAACGCTCGGGACCCGATTGATAAAAATCATAACCTGGAAAACACGCTGCTGTCATATTTCCCCATCCCTGATTAATGATTTAGTAACTATCGACGCCTCCAATAACAGCATGTTAGAGCATTTTTTGCAGGATATTGGGAATGCCCAAACCCCCATCTGACCATGAAATGGCATGGGAAGTGTGATTATTATTGGCTTATCATCACCCTCCGGTGAGGTCGGGACAATCCATTGAGTCCCTGCGCATATTGTGCACTCAACCTCTTTCCCTCTTTCCTTCTCTAAGTTGTCGAAGTACTTCTTGAGCATTGGTATTGTTACTTTTTTAGCGATCGCAGGATCGCCAATTTTGTTGTTTTTTTCGGAGTTATTTTGCTCAGACATAATGAAATCCTTTCACCCAATGCAGGTAATATTTAAAAGTAAAATTATTCGCCAACTGGCTTATATCTACCCCTAAGATACTTCTCCACATATTCATCCAGTTCTTTCAATCGGAGCTGAAAGAGATCGATCATACGTTCGCGCTCAGCCTCGGGAAGCTGATTAAAAAGCTCAAGCATCTTTCTTTGCTGCTCAGTCAACCACTGAGACGAGTCCCCTGGTTCACCGAACAGCAATTCGGATGGGGTTGTCCCTAATACTCTTGCCAAAACAACGGCATCATCTGCGCCAATGCTTCTTGTGCCTAGCTCGTAGTTACCCACGCGTGAAGCCGTAGCCCATCCGCACAACTTTGAGAGTTGCGCTTGGCTTAAGTTCTTCTTTGTTCGGAGATCTTTAAGTCTCTCGCCGATGACTTCTGACATTGTTTTCATGCCTCAAATTCTACCACGAAACGTGGCAATCAAAGTATTCACGTATTGTTATTGACTGTTAGTCACGTTTTGTGTCTAATTCTCTTATCCAATTTGTGAGGAGAAAACAGTGAACAACATTTCTATCGAGCGGCAGAAGCTCGGCCTATCTCAAACGCAGTTCGCAAAGGTGCTTGGTTGGGGTCGTTCTCGACTTTCCAACTACGAAGCCAGTCTGCGCGATCCCGGATTGATTGAATGCCGCGTAATCGTCGAAGCGCTTAACAAGCTGGGTGGCGATTGCACTCTGGATAGTGTCTTTCCACCTAAACCAACCAAAACCACGGAACGGAAATAACCATGCATACGCAAACTTATCAGGATGATAACTACGCCAAATCTGGATTGCTGAAATCCAGAAATCAATCTCGTCAATCTGTATCTGCTCACGCTGCTGTTCGTGATGCGGTGGAAGCTTGGCAGAAAACTTTGCCGGGAAGGGCGCAGGAGGCGATCGCGCAGCTGGTGGTCGATGAATGGCGCCGTCGTGGTGGGCGCGGTCTGCAACTTGGCGATTCAGCGCGGAACAATAAGCAGAACCTGTTTCGCTGGCTGGATAACCCGTTTAACTCACGACGTTATGCGGGATATATCGAGCAGTTAGCACCGGTTATTGCCGACGTAATGCCGATCGAGATTGCGCGCCAGTACGGGTTGAAGAAAGGGAAGACAAAAGCGGAGCTGGTGGCCGCTGCGTCGCGCGAATGCTCTGAAGCAAAGCAGGCCGCGCTGCTGGGCGAACCGCTGCGTGAACTTGAGCAAAAGATAAAAGAGGGGGTCATGTCGCTTATTCAGTTGGCACCGCCCGATCGCTGGGCTGCTGTTCTGGACAGTACCGTGACGATGTTCAACGGGATTTTCTAATCGAGTTTTGACCAATGAACCACTTGGAATTTATCGAAAAGCACGTTCGCGAGGACTTGCTGAAAAAGGGCTACACGCCCGGTATTGCTCAGGGGGGGGTAGCCAAGGCGCTGGAGTATTACCGCCGCGTATCTCAGGCCAGCAGCAAAGGCCGGATGATTGATGACTGTCTGCGAGAAGGGCGGTTATGGGCGGAAAAGTACAGCAGCGAAAAACCGAAGAAAGCGAAGCCTGCCACGCTGTGCGGCAGGTAACGAGTTTTGACCAATAAACATTACTACCAAGGAACCCAGCGATGAAAGAGCGCGGGATAATTTTTAACGGCGACATGGTTCGGGCGACTCTCGACGGTCTCAAGACGCAGACGCGGCGGGTTGTGGCTAATGTCAGTCCTGATAACTGCCTTGTTTTGCGCAAGCCGACAAAAACCAAAAACGGGGTGTATACGCATGTTCTGGACGCACCTCAGCATGACCTTTGCCCATTCGGGAAAGTTGGCGATCGGCTGTGGGTGCGGGAAACCTCAGGGCTTCAAATTCGCCGTGACGCATTAGGCGGTACTGGTGAATTTCGCGTGTATCGCGCCAGCAATCCTGATGCCATCAGATATAAAACAGCAAGCGGGGAAATTGCTCCGATCAAATGGATTCCATCAATTCATATGCCGCGCTATGCGTCTCGCATTCTGCTGGAAATCACAGATGTACGCGTGGAGCGGTTGAACGATATCAGCGAAGAGGACGCAATCGCGGAAGGGCTGGAGCGCTACAACGATGACGGCATTGTTTATTACGGACCCTATGACCATGGCGATTGCCGACCAGAAGTTGCGTTCGGTGATTTATGGAAATCAATCTATGGCGCTGAAAGTTGGGACGTCAACCCATGGGTATGGGCCATTACATTTCGTCGTATCGAGGGGGATTGATGGCCGCGCTGCCCTATATGCAACTCTACATTGCTGACTATCTGGCAGACACAATGCATCTGTCTACAGAGGAGCATGGGGCCTATTTGCTGCTGATGTTTAACTACTGGCAGACAGGGAAACCAATACCAAAAAACCGACTCGCAAAGATAGCTCGGATGGGCAACGACCGTTGGATTTCCGTTGAAAGTTCGTTGAAAGAATTTTTCAACGATAACGGGGCCGAATGGGTGCATGAGCGCATTGAGCGTGATTTAGATGCGGTGCGCATGTCGTTAGAGCAGAAGTCTGCGGCAGGAAAAGCCTCTGCCGAGGCAAGAAGGGTTAAAAAAGGAACGAATTACCAACGTGGGGGTAACGCGCGTTCAACGGGTGTTAAAAATCCGTTGGAACATGGTGGTAACGGAAATCCAACTAATAAAGATCCAGATAATAAAGAAGATCTAAAAGATAAAACCCCACACATAGCGCCCGAGGGGAATTTACCTCCTGCTGAAAACAACGGACTGCCGGAATACATACAGGGCATCGATGAACCGATCGGTAAATTCCCGATGTTTTCCGATTGGAGACCGTCGTTAGATTTTCGACAACGGGCTGCGCTGGCTGGGGTGGTTTTGACAGAGGACTACCAGCCAACTGAGTTAGCGGGGTTTGTCATGTATTGGCAGCCTGAGGGGAAAGCGTTCCACCAACATCAATGGGATCAGAAATTAGCTCGGCACATCCAGCAGGTGCGGGGCGCGGCAGGTAAACAAAAAACCGGAGGTTCAAATGCAGCAACAGAACAGACCACCAGCAGTGGTGAATCTCGCGCAATGCAGAAATTCAGGGCAGCCCAATCCCAGCGCCACGGAACTGATGCTGGACGGGTTGTGGGAGGCGATGATCGAGATTTACACGGATCGCTGGATTACCAAGAACGGGGCGGAACCTTCTCCAGCGTGGGCGGCGGCGATTGGACATCTGACGAATGACCAGATTTCCAAAGTTATTAGCGGCTGTCTGAATCGCTGTGCCGCTGGCAATTCGTGGCCACCTGATTTAGCCGATTTTATTTCGCTGGTCGCTGAGTGCGGAGCGAATCCATTTGGCCTGAACACCGATGACGTTATGGCCGAATACAAGCGCTGGCGCAACGAGTCGTATCGCTATTCGAGTAGCACGGAATTCCCGTGGCGCCAGCCTGTGCTTTATCACATTTGCATCGAAATGCGGCGTACTGGCGTTGAGAAACGCATGACTGCGGGAGAGTTGGAGCGGCTGGCAGAACGACTGCTGAACAAGTGGGTTAAGCACGTAGCACACGGAATGAGTATTCCGCCCGTTCGCCGACAACTAGCAGCACCAAAGCATCCAGGTGGGCCAACACCTGCGGAACTGGCTTATGCGGAATTTAAGCGCCGCAAAGCGGCCGGACTGATTTAACCAACAATCGAGATTTGACCAATGAAAACTAAAATGCCCGTTTCGCAGCGCATGCTGCGCCACATTCGCTGCCACGAGGGTATGACCCGACAGGAAATCGCTCGTGCACTCAACATCACATCGAAAGAAGCCGGTTCAACGCTAAATACGCTGAGAGAAAATCAGCGAATAGTGGCAGTTGGTACGCCAGGAAAATACACCTATTTCCTATTCCGTGAAACCCAACCAGCATTTGGCGTTCACCCCGTACAGGCTCGCTTTACTCAACTGCTGGCAGTGGTGCGCACGTGATTTATAAACATATAATCCGATCACTTTGTCTAAATTGCCCCCTAAAGGGGGCATGTTGCTTTTATGAATAAAATTTCATGAGTTCAGCAAGTGTTATTTCTATTCCTCTATTTTTTAATAAGTTGACTCTTTCGTTAAAAATCTTCTCTATGATGGGCCTTTTATTATCAATCGTCCCGTGATGTAATATTTTATGGCAGATAGGGCATAAAGATATTACGTTTTCTACAATATCTAATGAATATTCAAATTTTCCTTGTAAAGATAATGGAATAAAGTGATGTGCTTCAACATAGTTGTTATTACTAATTTTTGATTTAAAGTGTTTATGGCTATAGTCATATTCACATAGAAATTTTGCTTTCTTAATGGCTGATGATGCCACTTTGATATCTCTGGGGTAGAGATTTAAACTTCCAGTTATTTTATCTTTTGCTTTTTTATTTTCACTGTCCTCTTCATCATTTGAGTCTTCACCCAAAGATGCCAAACCTTGTGCAAACAGGTCAAAGAGTTCTTCCGAAGACGTGTATAACGATTTCGAAAATAATCGAAACAAATTGTCATAGCTTAGTAGCAATACATCCAAATTAGCTCGGAACTCCTGTACGGATGGTAACGCCCCTTTTTTGTAGCGAAAGCTTTGAATCGCGGCTTTCTCATATCCAGTACCTGGAAAATCACGAGCCTTGAGGTCAATTTCGCCACAAATTGCGTTTTTATCATATGTAAGATAAGAAGAAACACTTTCTGATATCATGCTAAGAAATGGAAGTGATTTTTTTTCTCCACCACATACATTCTTAGCTTCTGTGGCCCCTTGATTGAGTGATAGATAGCATTCCTGCATGTCATAAGAAAATAGCAAAGCTATGTAATATCCAGACTGAGGTGTCTTAGTGATATTCTTATTCATGATGCAAATCCATGGGATATCTGTGACTCTAGTCTGCCCGATGGATGCCTTTATTTCGAAATCATCTTTTTTATTAGAAAGAAATTTTTTTAATTCCTCAGGGATTACATTAAATATTGAGTTTGCGCTTTTGTGATTTTTTAAGAAATAACTTTTATTAATTATTCCGTTGTTGTGTTTTGTTAATTCTTTATAGTCTTCAAAAACATCTTTTAAAAACTGCATGACATTCTTTCCTTTGTCTTAATAAGTTTTGTTTTTAATTAATAAAATTCCAATGCGATGAACTATTATAACTATTGCTAATCTGCCACTAAGGGTTATAAAAATCAATTAAATAGAGTATTTTCCACCTTAAAATATGGCACAGAGTGCTTTGTAATCGCTAAAGCGCAGTACATTCGCTGAAGTGTTGTGCGCTCGAATTTGCCAGAGTTGTGCGCAGCACATGAGCAAGCGACTTGATATACTCCCCTTTCAACATGGAGGAGATAATGAAAACCAAGATCGGATTGTTTTTAAGCTTTGCACTACTTTACTCGTCAGCATCCAGTGCTGACGGTGGTGATTTTATTTTCCGAGTGAATGATGAAAGCTACAGCTTTCCCGCTGATTGCGTGGAGTCTTTAGAATTTCATGACAAAGAAGAAGGGTACCCAGAGCGCATAGATATGAGACTAACTGACGAGTGCGGAAGAAGAGTCAGTGACCTGACTACCCAAAATATCGGTAAACAGATGACGATTTATTACGAACACAACCAGTTAATGAGCGCTACTATCGCATCCAGATTAAGGTCCAACATAATGCTCCCAACCACTAAAACCCCTAGAGTGGTATTGATGCAAGTCCTGGTCGACTATGGAGTAAATGCTAGGTCGGTTGGGCGCTGATCTAAAACAGTGGGTAATCGAGCATACAAGATTCGAATAAATACAAAAAGAATACACTGAGCCCCATTCATTGGGGCTTTTTGTTGCATATTGAAATATTTTATATAATATCATTACTGTATGGATACACAGTTAATTAAGGTGATGGATTGGCAATAAAACTACCAGGTTCGGGCTATGCAGTTGTGCGCTGCCGTGACCATGTCGTTGTAGCGACGTTTAAGGATTTTCCAGAATTTGACCGCGCACTGACGTATCGGCAGGGCGATACGATTTCATTTATGCCGCTCCAGCCAGAGGAAATTGTCGGAACGCCGACACTATTCACGCAAATGTTAGAGCGTGCCGGATATCGAGTAAGCCAAGTTTAAAACTTTGTCATATAATTCCCGCTGATGGCCTGAACAACCATCGCCTGCTGCGTCACTGGAGATAAACCAATGGCGCAATTATCACTTGTAATATCATCTGGCGGGATACTCGTCCCATCAGCGCCAGATACTCGCGAATACCTGAATCGGCTTAAGGTCGGTTCGGTTATTTGTGCTGACTTTAAAAAGGCACGCAATCCCGCTTTTCATCGAAAATACTTCTCCTTGCTCGGCCTTGGTTACGATTACTGGGAACCGGTTGGCGGTACCATATCGCCCGCTGAGCGCGAGTTCGTTCGCGGATACGTCAGATTTCTTGCGAACCAAATCGGGGTAGAGGATGCGCTGAATACCGTTGCTGATGCTTACTTTGACGAGGTATCACAGCAGCGAGTCGTCAATATTTCCGCTACAAAATCCTTTGATGCATTCCGTCGCTGGGTGACCGTTGAGGCTGGTCATTATGATGCGTTCATCATGCCAGACGGCAGCATTCAAAAAGAGGCCCGATCGGTGTCGTTCGCCAAAATGGACGATCTGGAATTTAACGACCTCTACAAATCCACTCTCGATGTTCTTTGGAACTTTGTTCTTCGACGCAACTTCCCATCTCAACAATCTGCGGAGAACGCCGCGTATCAGTTGCTGGGGTATGCAGCATGAAAAAGCCATTGCGTCGTAAATGCAAAATCTGCGGTGATAAATTCACACCTCAATTCGACAACATTCGTTGGTGCTGCCCTGAGCATGGTGCGCAGTACGCAATGCAACTCCGCGAAAAAGAAAGGCAGCGCCAGCAGCAGAAAAAACAAAAAGCGGATCAGGCTGCATGGCGTGAACGCAAGGCGGCGGTAAAGCCACTTTCACATTGGATTGGCATGACGCAGCGTGCCGTGAACGACTGGCGGCGCGAATATCTGCTGGCCGCTGGCGATTGCTGCATATCCTGCGGTACACGCGAGGCATTCGTCTGGCATGCCGGACACTACAGGACAACCGCAGCCGCATCACATCTGAGGTTTGAGCCTGACAATCTCTGGCTACAGTGCCATACCTGCAACGTCCACAAATCGGGAAATATCGAAGCGTATCGCATTTCGCTGGTGGAGCGAATTGGTGAGGTTCGCGTGCAGGAGCTGGAGAACGACAACCAACAGCATCGATGGACGCGGGAAGAGCTCAATAAAATCCGGGCAACCGCCCGCGCCAATTTGCGCGAACTGAAAAAACAGGAGGCAGCGTGAGCCGTGAAGTTATCGAACGCATCCGTGACCGGTGGCAAAAGCTCCGTCTGTTCCGGGCCCGCGGCACTGTATTAGTTGACTACCGCATTTTGAAGAATTTCGTTCGCATCTATCAGACCCTGGGAGAGAAAGCATGAACATACAATACCTCCAGTACGTTCGCCAGCAACTGATAGTGGCCACTGCCGATCTGAGCGGCGCAACGAAAGGTCAACTGGTAGCCTTTGCAGAGAACGCGCAATTCGCTGCGACGGCGCGCAGCCGGGAAAGGAAGAAAGTCGCAGATCCGGTCACCGGCCGAATGGTAAACCCGTCTAGCCCGCCAATACCTGGGCAGCAGTCCCGCGCCAAAGGTTCTGCAATTGCCCTCGTTCTGCCCGTTGAGTATTCGACATCCAGTTGGCGCCGCGCTCTGCTTTCGCTGGAAGAGCATCAGAAAGCCTGGATTCTCTGGAACTACAGTGACAATATCCGCTGGGAGCACCAGGAGACGATCACCCGCTGGGCATGGGAACAATTCAGCGAGAAGCTGGCCGGTGTGCGCATTGCAAAGAAAACTGTCGATCGGCTGCGTCAGCTTATCTGGCTGGCAGCGCAAGAGGTAAATGCTGAACTATCAGGGCGTGACGCATACGAATACCAGGTGCTGGCGGAGCTGGTTGGTGTAGCAAAGTCCACATGGACTGAAACCTACCTGCCTCACTGGCTGGCGATGCGCAGCAGCTTTGTGAAGCTCGACAGCGATGCTCTCATATCAGTAACGCGAATACGCTCACAACAAAAAGCGACAAATTTAGATGCAAGTCTTGCAAAACCGAACTGAAAAGGCATATATTTCATGTAAATCTGATATAGTCGCCATAACATTGGTTGTCGACGAACTTATAGCCTCGCTATTGTGCGGGGCTTTGTCGTTTTTGGGGCATGATGTGACTATTGCTAATCCTCTGGAACTGTTAATAAATGTTTGCATCCGCTATATTTAACTCGTTTTAAAATTTTACTCATATCTCTTTTGTTTCACAGTTCGAGCTTATGGATAAGTGAAGGTATTTTTGGATGTCTAAGAAAATAACATTTACATCAATTATGACTGCCATTGGTACAGTAGCGTCAGTCTTGGCTTGCATTTACGCGATCAAAGCTTACGAATCGAGTAAAACTCCGACTTTTCCTCTGGATGATGCATATACAGATTCAATTGAGATTTCCTCTTTGACAAAAAATGCACATCGCTTTGAAGAGTTCTTGGGATCACATGTTGGGAGAGTTGTTTATCTCAATGTGTATTTCGACCCTGACTCTGGTTATGTTGATGTTGATAAAGAGCCTGAACTTTCGCCGGAAGAGTATGAGTCTTATGACAAAGAAACCAAAAAGGAAATAGATGAGCACAATGAGGCCTTTGATCAAAGTTCATTGACTATTTGGACAGAATGCTATGAAGGATATAACAAAAAATTAAGGCCGGGTGTCGATAACTACTGCACTGGTATAACTATTAGTTTTTTAAAAAATCCTAATTCTTACTCAAGCCTTGATTGGTTTAGGGGCGCTTACTATTTAAAAGGATTTTTTCAAGTTGTACACTACAGTGGGCCGTACCAGGGATTTATGGTTGCGACACTAAGAGGTGAAAGTGCCAGATAAGTACTCAAATTTTATAGGTGAACGTTATCAAAGGCTCGCTTCGGCGGGCCTTTTCTTTTTCTGTTAGTCACTCATATAGCCTGTGTTTGCAGGGGTACAAAGAAGTAAAGCAGTTTAATAAGTCTCGGCAATCCCTTTATGTACATTTAACGTGTCCTATCAACGGATAAACTGTACATACATCAAAGAGGGATACATCGTATGAAAATGAATTTCATCAAACTGCTTCCGGTACTACTGTTGGGTGCTTGCTCAACGTACCAACCGCAAGAGACAGCCGAACAGCAACCTCATCAGCAAACTGTAACGCCGGAACCAGCTCGTCAGGCAGCGGTTGCAGCGGTCGCGGCAGTGTCGAAAGATAACTGTCTCGTAGGTTGCCCTACTGGCGGCAGTTCTCAAACGCTGATTCGTGATGCATATACGCTGAACAATAACAGTTCGACGAAGTTCGCGAATTGGGTAGCGTATAAAATGACGTCATCAAGTCAAGCAAGTGGCCGTTCTCGCACCTGGCGTCAAGACCCTGATCTGCCAGCCTCTGACACATTAGCGCCAGCAGCATACACTGGCGCAAATGCTGCGCTGGCTGTTGACCGTGGACATCAAGCGCCGCTCGCTGGGCTCGGTGGCTCATCAGACTGGCAATCTCTGAACTATCTATCAAACATTACGCCTCAGAAGGCGGACTTAAATCAGGGCGCATGGGTACGACTTGAAGATAAAGAACGGGCTCTGTCGAATAGTAAAACTGTCTACACAGTGACTGGCCCACTGTTTGAGAAAAACATTGCAACGCTGCCTAATGCGCCAGCAGTTCAAATCCCCAGCGGCTACTGGAAGATTTTGTTCACTGGTTCTAGTCCGGCTGATGGCAAATTCGCGGCGTTCATTATGAATCAAGACACCCCGCGTGCGGCTAACTTCTGCAATTTCCAGGTGACGGTTAGCCAAATCGAACAGAAGACAGGCCTGACAATCTGGTCAGCATTGCCAGCTAACGTCGCCAGCACAATCAAGGCGCAGAAAGGCTCGCTCGGTAGCGATCTCGGCTGCTAATACCGCTCAGCAGTAACCAATCAATAAATCACATAGCCCGCTGCAAGCCAGTGGCGGGCTTTCTTTTCCCCTCGTTCAGAGAGGATGCACAGCAACAGAGGGGGCTAAATGTCCGAACCTTTTACCAGTACCGGCGCTGCTGGTTCTGCGCTGGCGGGTGCCAGTTTATACGGGATTCTGACCGGAACAGATTACGGGGTGGTATTCGGCGCGTTTGCTGGAGCCGTATTTTACGTTGTAACCGCTGCCGAGTTGACGGCATTCAGACGTATCGCATATTTCGTTGTGTCGTATATCGCAGGTGTTCTGTGTGCTGGGCTGGTGGGCTCTAAACTCTCCGCGCTGACTGGCTACAGTGACAAGCCTCTTGATGCTCTCGGTGCAGTAATCGTTTCGGCGTTAGCTATCAAAATCCTGACCTGGTTCAACAATCAGGATATGGACGGCGTACTCAATGCGCTATCCCGATTCCGTGGAGGTGGTGGAAATGGCAGCTCTCGTTAACGTCATTATCTGCGCTGTCATCGTTGTCCTGCTGATGTTCTATAGAAAGAACGGAGCGAGACACCGCCCATTAATTTCATGGCTGGCTTACCTGCTGGTTCTGGTTTATGCCAGCGTCCCGTTTCGCTACCTGTTCGGCTATTACGACGCAAGCTGGCTGGTTGTGATTGCGAATATGTTTATCTGTGCGGCTATTCTGCGTGCTCGCGGTAATGTCGCCCGGCTTATCGATGTGCTGAGGTTCTGATGACGAAAGATGAAATCTTCAACGCAATCCTGAATCGTGAGGGTGGCTACGTAAATCATCCGGCTGACCGTGGTGGCCCGACAAACTGGGGCGTAACAGAGAAAGTGGCTCGGGCCCATGGTTATAACGGTGATATGCGTAACCTGACACGTCAGCAGGCTCTGGAAATTTACGAGGCTGATTACTGGTATGGTCCGAGATTCGATCAAGTTGCCGCCGTGTCACCAGTTATTGCCGCTGAACTGTGCGACACAGGAATTAATATGGGGCCGTCAGTGCCATCCAAATGGTTCCAGCGTTGGCTAACAGCAATGAATGACGGCGGACGTTTATATCCAGATCTGATTGCAGACGGGAATATCGGTCCTCGTACCATTACTGCACTGCGCCAATATTTGGCGGCAAGGGGCGGGGAGGCTGAGCGTGTTTTACTGCGTGCCCTGAATTGTAGTCAGGGTGCTCGTTATCTGGAGTTAGCAGAGCAGCGCCCAGCGAATGAAGCATTTCTGTATGGCTGGGTTCGTGAGCGCGTTCAGTTATGAGCATTTTATCGAGCTGGAAAATAGCCACTGGTACGCTGGTGGCTGGCATTGCGATCGGCTGGTACGTTCAGGGGCTGCGCTGGGATGCTGATGCTGCCGAAACTGGGCGCCAGCATTCTGATGATATCAGAGCAGGCCAGCAGGCAATCATTGCGCGTCAGTCGTTTGATTTTCAGCGCTACAACGAGATAGCACGCAACGCGAACCAGTACGCCATCAACATCAAAGGGCAGTCAGATGAAAAGCAGGTTATTTACCGGACAATTATTAAACGTGATCCAGTTAGTGGTAAGTGCGTTCCTGATGATGTTGCTAATCGGCTGCTCGACTACACGTACCGTTTACGTGCCAGCGCAATGCACACCGTTGCCAGCGGGGTTGACACAGCCGGTTCTGGTGCCGCTGCCTCCGGCTGCCGATTAACGTATGGTCAGGCGGTTTACTGGATTGACCCGTTATTAACGACACTCGATAAGGCGCTAAATCAATTGGCGGGAATACGCGAAGCTGAATTAGATCGCGCTCGCTGAAAAATAACACCAAGGGGTTTACTATGCTTATTCGGTTAAATCACTTGGAGAAAGGAATGCACGTTACTTACCAAGATATTCAACAGCAATACCTGCTCACGAAAAAGAGGCACGGAGAGAGAAGAGCTAAGCTGCATCAGGATGCATATAGCCTTGTTGCAGAGTATAAAGATTCGCTGGCGCTCAAATCGGATACGTGGCGTAACAGTCAGGCGGATGATAACCCATACGTTACGACAGGAATACTTAGTAAAGGGGAGTACCAAAGAAAACCAATATCCTCATTTGATATTGACGAATCGCTATCGTTGAAGTTTGTCATCGCCACGGTGATCGATGATTCCATTATGGGTGGTTCTTATTACCTCATTGACATATCAATGCGCTATGAGAACGGGCTTCTTATTGTGGATATTGGGGCTGGGAAAGAAGAGATCATTGTAGCCGACCCTGGCAAAGATGGAGGCTATTACGCAGTTTGTTCGTGCATCAAACAGCTAGTCCTATCCGGCTTAATTGATCATCGACTGGAATAGATGAACTCACACGGATCGACTATCGAGGCTGTGAAGTAAGGCATTACAACAGGCATTCACTGAGTGCCTGTGATAATGCTTGGCACGCGCGTCGTCGTGATGGGAGTTTGGAGTCTCGAAATTAATCCGAGATCCAAATAGACAACTGAAACAGGTGATTTGAAACAGACCGCCTCCGGGCGGTTTTTTATTGCCAGCGCTTACTGTTTTAGCGTTAAGCGCTGGCGAATAGTTATCACTTCATGGATTTAAGTATTTTTAAAATAATGCTAAGTATCCGCTCTATGGGCTTCAACTTCTCCCTATTGGTTAGGAGTAGAAGGATAAGAACAATGATAATAAATAAACCAGTAAAGACAGTTTTCATGCGTATTCCTCGTAAAACCCTTAACGGAATTGCTAAGGAATATGCCGTTTACAGTTTTAGATATGCGGCTCATGAGGGCGTAAGGTAGTGACATGAAAAAAACGGATTGGGAGTCGATCAAACGCGATTATGCAGCCGGTCAACTTTCGATACGGGCTATCGCGGAACTACATGGGGTAAGCGACACAGCTATTAGGAAATCCGCAAAAAAGGAAGGTTGGACGAAGCCTGAAAAAGTTCGCAAAACAGGTTCGCAGAAAACTACGAGTGCGAACCAAAATGCGAACCCGCGAACCAAGCAAAAAAATCAAATTCCTCAAATTGAAAATCAAATTGATTCGAATTGCCCGTCAATTGAAAAATCGAACGATGACTGGACGCTAAACCCTGATGAATACGGGCTCAACGACATGCAGGCTCGTTTCGTGAATGCGTACCTCATCAGCATGGATAAGACTGCCGCATACAAAAAGGCTGGCTATTCGGGTGAGGGCAATACGGCAATTGCAGCAGCATGCCGGTTGTATAGAAATGTTAAGGTCGCGCGAGCCATTCGCGATGCTCTGGATGCAAGAGAACGCCGCACCCAAATCACACAGGATGACGTGCTGAAAATGTGGTGGGAGATTGCGACAGCTGACGCAAATCAGATTACCGAATTGCGTCGCCTGTGCTGTCGTCACTGCTGGGGATTTGGTTTCCAGTACCAGTGGCAAGACGCTGTAGAGTTCGAAGAGGCGAGCGATAGAGCAAAGCAGGCCAATAAGCCGGAGCCGAAAGATAACGGCGGCTATGGCTTTGACGCTCAGCTCGATCCGAACCCTGAGTGTCCACGCTGTAACGGTATGGGTGTTAGTCGGTCACACTTTCATGACACGCGTGATTTACGCGGCGCAGCTCGTCGGCTATACGCTGGTGTGAAAGAAGGTAAATTCGGTCTGGAGGTCATCACCCGCAATCAGGATGAAGCGCTGAAAATGGTTGCACAACATCTTGGCATGCTGAAAAACCGAACAGAGCTAACAGGTGCTGATGGTGGTCCGATCAACCAGGTGAATTACACGCCAGAGGATTACGCAAAGGCGCAGGCGGCGTTAGAAAATCAACTCCCCGATTTGGATTGAAAGCGGCAGAGAAAACATAGGGAAAAATCGGTTTCATCTGTCGTTTTGCTCGAACTGCAATAGCGGCGTTTTGTTATCAAAATGTTGCTGTCGAAAAACCTCATTTATTACCGAGAAAACTATCACTTTTAACGCTTTCGTGGCGATTTTGGCGCGAGCGCCGATCGCGTGGTGCGCAAAACCTACAATATGTTAAATAGCCCCCAAAACGGGTAAAAATCGGGATTGAAGAAATGTCACAGTTAATCGAATGGGAAAACCTGAATTTTCCCGATCGGGTGGCATTGAAATCGAAATCGGAAAAATCATTCCTCAATTTCACCCGTATTTGGTTTGAGATGTTGCAGGGCGATCGCTTGCTGGTGAATTGGCATCACAAAATGATGGCCAGCCAGATTGATGATTTGGTGGCTGGCAGGTTGCAGCCCCGAAACCTGATTATCAACGTCCCTCCAGGTGGCACAAAAACCGAGTTTGTTTCCGTCCATCTGCCAGCTTATATCAACATGCTGGTGCAAACGGAAAAGCTAAGGAAATTCCGCAATCTCAATATTTCATTTGCTGACACGCTGGTAAAGCGCAACTCGCGCCGCACGCGTGACATCATCGCGAGCCCTGAATACCAATCGCTATGGCCGTGTCAGTTCGGCGTAAATCAGGCTGAGGAATGGGAGGTCGTCAACGGTCGCGGTCGCACTGTTGGTCAGACAGTTTCACGCTCCAGTGGTGGACAAATAACAGGGGGCGCGCTGGTTATCCCGGCCCCGATTTTTCCGGCTTCGTTTGTCTCGATGACTACAACAAACCGGAAGACATGTTTTCCGGTACCAAGCGTGATAACGCCAATCGCCTGTTAGTGAACACCATTCGTTCACGCCGTGGTGATAAATCAAAAGATCATCCGACACCATTTGTCAGCATTCAGCAGCGATTACACACCGATGATTCGACTGGCTTTATGTTGGCCGGTGGAATGGGGATGGATTTCCACCACGTCACAATCCCCGCGTTGGTTAGCGAAGAATATATCGATTCGCTGCCAGAGCCGTGGCGGTCGCTGTGTTGGTTCTCCGTTAAGAAGACCGAGAGCGTTGTTGTCGGTGGCGTCCGTTATTGGTCGTACTGGCCCGTAAACGAATACGTCGGCGATTTGATGCGGCTGTGGGAGCGTGATGAATACACGTTCCTGTCTCAATACATGCAGCGTCCGCGGGCACTTACTGGTGGGCTGATTGATACCGATTGGTTTAAGCGTTACACGCACCTGCCGCAACTCACGCACCGCGCCGTCTATGTCGATACGAACAGCGGGAAAGTTGAGGATTTCAACGACTATACCGTTTTTACGCTGGTGGGCGTGGGTATTGACGGAAACCTCTACATCATCGACAGCGTACGCGGAAAGTGGGACCCCGAAGATCTGCTAAAAACGGCGATTGAGTTGTGGGAGAAATGGCGACCATTCGATCGCAAACGTCCTGCACCACTGCGCCATATGGGGATTGAAGACAAACAGGCAGGACAAGGCTTAATCACCACGCTGAAAAAACGCAAGTCACTTCCCGTTCTGGAAATCCCGCGCGGCGCAGGGCAAAACAAGCTCATTCGATGCCTGAACACGGTCCCCCAAATCAAAACGGGAACGGTGTTCATTCCCGCTCTGATAACCGATGACGGCCAGAGAGTCGACCAGGTTTATTACGCAGATGGAACCGTGGCCGCACGAACTGATTGGGTTATGCCAGCACTCGCCGAATGCGCGGATTTCTCCGCAGATGACAGCCACAAAAACGACGACATTCTCGATACGTTTATGGACGCGATCGAGATCGAATTAATTTCCGGCGCTAGTGCCGGGTGGGGATGGGTTTAACGATGACCGATAATAAATACGGCGGAAAGCCCAGAATCCGAGTTAGCAACGATGGTCTGGCTAACATGATGACCGGAATGGGGACGGAGCGTGACCGCAGAACGTTTAACCGTTTCATGTTCAACATGCTGCAAGATTTTGCAGAGTTGGAAGCCGCTTACATTGATAACTGGATCGCCCGGGACATTATTGATATTCCGGTCGATGATTCTACCCGCGAATGGCGAGAATTCGCCTCTGATGACGCGACCGCCATTCGTGAAGCGGAGAAGCTCTATAACGTTCAGTCCGTAACGCAGGATGCGTTTAAATGGGCTGGAGTATATGGCGGCGCTGGCGTGTTGATGATTACCGATCAGCCGTTCAACAGACCGCTGAGAGTGAAGAAAATAAAGCAAGGTTCGTTAAAGCGGCTGCTGGTTCTCGATCGCATGTTCATTAACGGCCAGGCGTTTAACGTCACCAATCCGCTGGCAGAAAATTACATGCTGCCGGATTACTTCGTTGTGAACGGTGGCTCTCAACAAATCCACTATAGCCATTTCGTGAAAGCGCCAGGTGCTCAGCTTCCGATGCGCCTACGGATGATAAATGGCGGGTGGGATGACAGCCGTTTGCGTCGATGTTTAGAGGACGTTAAAGATGCGGTTTCTGCCAAAGGTGGAGTTGCGGCGCTGATTCAAGAGGCAAACATTGACGTCATCAATAGGGAAAATCTGGCTAACGATCTGGCAGCTGGCGACATGGATGATGTCATAGCGCAGCGATACAACATTTTTGGAATGATGAAATCCCTCTATCGTCTGGCACTGCTGGATAAGAATGAGGAGTTTGATCGTAAACAAATATCATTTGGCGGGCTCGGTGAAATCCTGTCTGTGTTGATGGAATGGACGGCTGGTGCCGCAGGCATTCCCATGACGCGCCTATTTGGCGTTCAGGCTAAAGGTCTGGGAGATAGCGGTCAGGGGGATATGAACAATTACTACAACACTATACGTGGTGGTCAGGAGTCGAAATATCGGCCGTTCCTGAAGCGGATTGATGAGGTGTTGATCCGTTCAACGCTGGGCACCATGCCTGATGGCCTCGATTTTGAGTTTGCCCCGCTATCACAGCCCACTGATACCGAGCTATCAGCACAGAGACTGGCAGATGCGCAGGCCGATGAACTCCGCTTGCAGCAAGGCGTTGTTCGCAAATCTCAAGTGGCGCGCAAACTGATGGAGCAAGGCGTTTATGGCCTCAAAGAGTCTGATATTACCGAGCTCGAATCTGACGAAAAAGCAGAGCGGGACGGTGATTACGAATTCCGGCTTGCAGAATTTGCAGGAACTGATGGCAAAAACGCCAATACGCCGCCGAGCGCCAATCCGGCCAATCAAGCCGAATGACGCCGTCGAGCGATTTTATCGGGCACAGCTCCGCGATATTGTCCGGCAGATGGCGCAGGCGGTTGATGAAGCGCTGGTGCCGGTACTGCATCGAAACTACACGGCAGACAGTTACCTTACTGACATTCTGAAAGAGGCCATTCGGCAGGCGTCAGAGCGATTCATGAATACGGCGTTTCAGCGCAACGCTGAGCGGCTATCTCAACGCGTCGTTAGTCGTGCTGAGTCGGACAGTTCAGAGGCATTTGTCGAGCAGATAAACCGCGCCATCGGCATTGATATGACAGCGCTGATGGTTAACGAAAATCTCGTCGATTATGTGGATGCGTCAATAGAGAGCAACGTTGCGCTGATTAAGTCGCTGTCATCGGATTATTTTGAAGATGTCCAGATGCAGGTGTTTGACGGGATCCTGCGTGGCGATTCGCTCACGACGATTGTTCGTAACCTGCAACACAGTACGGGAACCGCATACAACCGAGCGCATCTGATAGCGCGTGACCAGACGGCAAAAATTCAGGCCGATATCACCAGCGCACGACAGCAGAACGCAGGTATCGATCGCTTTCGCTGGTCAACATCACAGGACGTGCGAGTGTCCGGCAATCCAGCGGGAAAATATCCCCTCGCCAAAATATCGTGTTTCGCTATCTCACGGATAGATATTGGTATGGGCGCCGGCGTTTATCTATGGTCACGCGGGGCTAAATATAACGGTCAAACTGACCTTTTCCCCGGCAGGGCACACATCGGGTGCCGCTGCCATGCCATCCCACAAATCAAAGGTCTCGACTACTGAGGACTAATCATGCGGATCACTATTCGTGACCGAGTGGCATTTCCCGTTCCATCCCAGCGAGAAATCACACCCGAAGGTTACCTAAAAGTTCCTGGGCGGGTTGCTCGCGTCGGTATCCAGCAGTATCTGGCGTCCGAGTTGGGACTAACGGACAGGCCACCTGGTCAGATCGTTAATGTTTATCGCCCACCAGAGGAGGTTTTTAAATCCAGTAGCTTAGCGAGCTACGACAACATGGATATCACTATCGATCACCCCGATGACCTAGTGGACTCCACGACGTTCAAGGAGGTGACGGCTGGTCATGCAATATCACCCGGTCGGCAGGATGGTGATTATGTCGTCGTTGATTTGCTGATTAAAGACCAGCAAGCCATTAACGAGATCGACGCTGGTAAGGCTGAACTATCAGCCGGTTATACATCCGAGTATGACGAAACGCCAGGCACCGCGCCGGATGGTACGCCGTACGAGTTCATTCAACGTGACATCAAAATCAATCACATCGCTTTATGTGATCAAGCCAGAGCAGGTCGCAAGGCGCGATTATTCGATGCTAAACCAACGGGAGAACACCCCATGCCATTTATTGTTGTGCTGGATTCCGGCACGCGCGTGACGGTTGCAGAAGAGGCAACGTCTCAACTGATTCAGACCAGTTTCGACAGTCTGAAAAGGCGCGTAACGGATGCCGAGGAAGAGAAAGAAAAAGCCGAGGCCGCTAAAGACCAGGCGGAAGAGGAACTGGAGAAGGAAAAGGCCAAGTCTGACGCGAAGGACGAGGAGATCGAAAAACTGAAGGAGAAAACCTCCGAAGACTCGATTTCGAAGCTGATCGCCGAGGTCGTGTCTGTTCGTGATTCTGCTGCGAAAATTGCGGGTGAGGGATTCTCCTGTGATTCACTCGATCCGATGAAAATTCGGCGTGCGGCGCTGGATTTCATGGGCATCAAATGCAAGCAGGGCTCATGGGATAAGGCTTCTGACGCTTACACGCTGGCCTACTTTGACGCGGAAGAGGAGCGCAAAGAAAGCGAGGATGAAGAAGAGGAAGAGAATAAAATCTCCAACGATTCGTTAAATGCATTCACTCGCGATATGAAACGGGTCAAAACAGGCGGCGCACAAGCAACGCGCGATGGCGTTCGTCAGTCATGGCTTGATAAACGTTATGGTACGCAGGAGGGCAAATAATTATGGCTATTGCTCAAGACAGCTTTTCGCTTTTTCGCGGTCAGGCATATGAGGGTCAGATTTCGACGACTGATGTTGTTGAGGTTGTGTCCCGAAAAGTTGAAACAGAGCTGGTGCAATTTGGCCGCGCTGTGATCCGTGGTATCGAGAAGCGCAGCTGCGCGCCAGTGGGTGCGACTACGACCGCTGCTGATATCATCGGTTTTTCTGTTCGCTCAATGGCTACATCCAGTCCAACCCCGCCAACGAATCCCGCCAATTACATCACAGGCTATGCCGTTGATAGCGTTGCATCTGTATTGCGACGTGGCGGTATGTTCGCATTGTGCGTAGACGGTGCCGATGCGGGGGAGGCTGTCAGCATAATTCTAACCGTTGGCGAAAATCAGGGGCGTCTGACAACTGGCTCGGGCGCGGGTCTGCTGGCTCTCAATCAGGTTAAGTGGATTGAGGATGTCGCAGCTGGTGAAGTGGGTGAAATCCGCGTTGACGGCATTCTGAACGTAAGCGCGTAATAAGGAAAAAATGACATGCCAAAGAGCGTATTCGACGTCAGCCCGGTTTCGGCGCTGTCGTTTTTAGTCAATCAGGCTGCGCATATCGAGGCGGAAATCTACCGCATCGAGTATCCGCAGTTTAAATACGGCACTCTGTTGCCACTGGATAACAGTGCACCCGATTGGGCAGAAGCAGTGATGTTCCGCTCTATCGATTCACGCGGTGAGTTGCAATTATTCGGTCCGAATTCTACCGATGTGCCAACTGTAGACATTGCGATGAGTCAGGGACTGAAAAACATCGATACGGCGGCGCTGGGCTACACGTATTCGATTCAGGAAATCGGATTCGCGATGCTTAACAACGTCAATCTGGACGCTGAGCGCGGTCAGGCGGTGCGTGATGTCGTTGAGCAGGGGCTGAATAAAATCTACCTGCTGGGTGATAAGGGCGTCGGTGAAGGACTTTATACAAGCCCTAACGTATCAGTAGAAGCGGCGGCGTCAACCCTTGTTGCGCTGGTGGCTGCTATTCCGACGAACGGCACACAACCGATTATCGATTTCTTCGGTAATGCGTATAACACCGTTTATCTGGACAATACGCTGACCGTTCATCGACCCAATACGTTTGTGCTTCCGCCAGCGCAGTTCCAATTGCTGGCGCGTACGCTACTGTCTACGCAGAACGCGTCAAACGTAACGCTGTTGCAGTTCTTGCGCACTAACTTCCCTGATATCACGTTTGAAGACGACATCCTCCTGAAAGGTGCGGGTGTAGCCGGTGCGGATCGCATGGCGGTGTACAAGAAAGAGATCCGCGTCGTTAAGGGGCATGACGTCATGCCGCTGCGCTTCCTTGCTCCTGCCACGGCGGATAACGTGAACTTCAAAGTCCCGGCAATCCTGCGTACTGGTGGTACTGAGTGGCGCATTCCGAAGGCTGGCCACTATGTTGATGGGGTATAAAATGGCTGAATTATTCAATAAGCATACTGCGCCCGTAACTGTTACTGATGCCGTTACGGGACAGCGCATTACCATTCCGTGCGGACACTCTGCGCTGGTGTCCGGTGATTTCCGTAATCATCTGTTTGTTAAGTCCGGCATGATTCTCGCTGAACATGATGACGATGATAAGCCGGTCGTAACAACGATTACGACGAGTGGCGTCAGCGTCGAAGAGTTGCAAAAAACCATTGATGCATTGCGAGCGCAGATCGATGCTGGTGCTGGCGGTGCTGGCGGTGCTGGCGGTGCTGGCGGTGCTGGCGGTGCTGGCGGTGCTGGCGGTGCTGGCGGTGCTGGCGACGGAGATGATTCACTGGATAAAGACGCATTGCGTGAGCAATACGAGGAGCTGTTCGGTAAGAAAGCCGCCTCAGCCGCTAGCGCTGAAACGCTGAAAAAAGCCATTGATGAGCGACTCGCACAAAGCGGTGATAGTGCTGGCGGTGCTGGCGACGGCACCAACGAAAACGAATAAACCCCGCCAAATTGACGGGGTTTTGCTTTATGGGGGTAATGATGGAAATCACAGCGCAAATCGTTGTCGATTTTCGTGCTTATTACCCCGAATTCAGCGACGAAACAACGTGGCCAGATTCGGGGGTAATAACTGCACTCGCTGAGGGCGACGCGGAAACAGGTAAGCGTTGGGGGAGATATCCGAATGGGCAGGTTGTCAGCATCAAAAAACGCGGCATGTTTGCGTTTGCTGCACACCGCCTGGTTATGCGCCAGCGTTCTGCTGGTGGCGATGTCGGCGCGGCATATGCTATTTCCGGTAAAAGCGTTGGGGATGAGTCAACATCGTTTGCTGTTCCATCTGTGACGATGGATGACCTGACGATTAACGGAGATTTGCCGCTGACGGCCTATGGCGTGGAGTTTATGCGCCTGCGTCGCCGTGCGGGTACTGGTGGGGTAATGATATGAAACTCAATGCAGAAGTTCGCGGCGGAAACAAAATCGCGCAGAAGCTCCAACAGATTCAGGATCGCGTTATGGCGAAGCGCCGTGTGCTGGTTGGTCTGCCCGCAGGATCTGGCAATTATGAAGACGGCGCGCCGATAGCCGTCATTGGGGCTGTACAGGAATTTGGCTCCGCTGACGGACGCGTACCCGAGCGCTCATTTCTCCGCGTTCCGATTCGTCAGAATCAGGACAACATCAAAAAGGCGTTCCGGGCGTTAACCGGCGCTGTTGCGCGCGGAGAAATCACCGCATTTCAGATGCTCGACCAAATCGGAGTCCGCGCCGCTGGATTCTGTCAGGAGGCGATTGAGGCAGGGATTCAGCCGGCTAACGCCGATTCAACAATTAAGGCTAAAGGAAGCTCGAAGCCCCTTATCAATCACGGTTTCTTAAAGGGCAAAATCACGCACGTTGTGGAGGACTGACGATGTTTGGTAACGGTCTGGATATGGAAGGCCACGTCGATTCGACGTTTAATTCTCCCATTGATGGAGGCGTGCGGATAATTCGTGCTGGCGCTGGTGGCTATACCGGACCAGGTGGGCGCTATGAAGAGACTACCCCCAGCGAAACGATCCCGCTAACGCACGTCAACGTTCAGCCAGCGAAGTGGAAAGACATGCAGATGCTGATGGGGATGGGCGGTACTGCTAACCCGCAGGATGCGCGAGTGGTGCACATCAATGATGGCGTTAACTACCTGTACCCCGATGACAATGGCAAATTTGCTGATTTGCTGGAGTTCAGTGACGGGCAGGCGGTGCGCAAATGGCGCGTGATGTCGTGCGATAACCGACCGTGGCGCAATTTCTGCCGTGCCGTTGTTGAGCGGTACCGAGGGGCTGGCTAATGGAGAGCATCAGCGAACTGTACGATGTGTTTCAGCAACTGGTGTCGCTGACGTCTGGTGTTGAAACGGTCATCCTTGCCGATCAGGGGCGTGACGCGCCAACTGGCCTGTATGCCACCTACAAACCCATCCCCATTCGCGCATACGGCTGGTCGCAGCGGCGACGCGAATTAACCCCTGCAACGGAAGATACCGATCCCACGCTGGGACAGTGGCAGGATTTACGCGAAACCGTGGCCACATCGATGGAGTTCATTTTATCCGTGAACATCATCAACGAAGGCGCGGAAAGCGCAATCATGCGATTGCATAACGCCAATTTCCGTCAGCCCGTCAGTGAATTCCTTTACCGAAACGAAATAGCTTGGCGCCACGTCAGCACATGCCGAAACCTCACCGGAATTTTGCAGGCAGGTATACAGCCGCGCTGGCAGGCCGACATCCACATGTTCATCGAACACACCGTTTCATACGAGCTACTGCGTGCCGCAGGGTTCGATATTCAATTAACTAACGAGGGGTAAACATCCCGATGGCTTATCCAGTTGATAACATCATCCCTGTCAATGTGCTGCTAACGCCAGCGGGACTGGGGTATGCCGACTTTTCCAGTGCGATAGTGTTCGCTGATGCGGCGGATTTGATTGCTGGAGTGACATTCGCGGTTGATACGTTCCGCGATTACGGCTCAGTAACTGATGTCGCTGCTGACTTTAAAACGGACAGTGACATTTACCGCATTGCTACGCGCTATTTCGCCAATATCCCGAAACCACCAGCAATCACCGTGTGGATGAAAAACGCGACCGATACGCTACTGGAAATCATCAACAGCGCGAACGATCGCATTTGGCGCTATCACTATTTCCTCAAGAACGCCGATGTGACGGCGGCAATTCTGCCGGATTTATCGGACTGGTCGGATGCCGCAAGCCACCCGCTATGGTTCACGTTTAGCGCGGATAACATCATTGACCAGAACGTTACCAATGATGTGATTTCTGCCCTCAAATCGAAAGGCAACCGCCATGTATTCGCGGGATACAAATCAGCGTCGTCTGTTACTGCTGACGCGTCACAGGCCTACGCCATGGTGCAACTGGCGGCAGCATTCCACAAATTCCGGCCTGCGGGTATCAATACCGCTATCACTGGTGAATATCAGGTGTTGCCCGGTGTCAGCGGCGACGATCTGGCCATCAGCGCATACAACGCACTAAAGGCGAAAAACGCTGTATTTTTCACTCAGATTGAATTAGCCGGCGCAACCGATAACAGCCGAGTCATCAACAGCAAATCGATGTCGTCCTACGGCGAATTTATTGATGATGTGGTTAATCTTGATGTACTGAAAAACCATATGCAGGTGGACGGTTACAATTACATCGCGAATGCAGGTTCTAAGCGCTCCATGACGCCGCGTGATTATGCTGGCCTGCTGTCGGCCGTCTCGGCCACCTGCAAGCGGTTCTTCGATAACGGCGTGCTGGGTACCGGCTCGTACGTCGATCCCGACGATGGAAAAACGAAAGTGGCGCAGTTCGGTTTTGTGCTGCGCAGCTCGCCCGAGGATGTGCTCGACATGACATCAGCACAGCGTAAAGCGCGTGTTTATCCACCGACATCACTGTTGGTCATTCTGGCGCGTGCTGGTCACGTCGCTGAAATCAACATCAACGTAGAGTAAGCACAATGGCAATGAAACGCTATGGCGCTGACGGCGCTAACCTAACGTTATTCGGCATCCCGATTGATGATTTCGGCGATACCGATCCGCCAATAACGATCGAGGATTTAGAGCCGCGCGCAACACTGAAACGCGGTATTGGTAAAACATCGGTGCGTCTGGATAGCCAGACGCGGCCAAAACGGGTCACAGTCAATCTGATCCCCGGCTCCGACCAAGTGCGGCAGATTCTGGCGGTGGAAAAAACAGGTGTAGATGCCACGTTTACGTTTTTCCAGACAGGAACGGCGGAAACCGTGATGGGGTTTGATGGCGTACTGGTTAACCGCGGATCAATGACGCGCGGCGGTAAAACCAGTGTTTCTGACGAACAATTCATTTTTGAGTTTGCAGACAGCGAGGAAACCTAATGGGACGTCGTATTGAAATTGAGATTGATGGTGTGCTGTACACAGGCGCTACGCCGTCAGCAAAAGACCAACTGGAAATGTTGCAAATAGCCACCAAAAACAGCGTGCTCCCTGCGCTGGGTGATAATGCATCTGATATGGGGTTAGCCGTCGCGCTTGCCAGCATGGATGCGTTGTCGCTGAATCGCCTAAAAGAGTTGTGCATCAAAAACGGAAAAATGGTGCGTGATGCCGATAGTATCCCTGTCGCCGAAAACCTATTTCAAGACCAGATCCAAAACTATCTGCTGCTGCTGGGCAAAGCCTTGCGGGAAAATATCGGCCCTTTCTGGAAGCTCAGCGCAGGGAGCGAAAACGGCGCAAGCGCAACAGCGACGAACGAGACGACAGCGGCGTAGACTGGTTTTTATGGCGTCCGTGTTTGGGGGCAGGTGATGCCTGCCCACCTTTGGCGAGATGGGCTGATATGCTCGATGGAACGTACACGATTGATGATGTGCAGATCATGCACGCTGTAATTGAAGCAGCAATCGATAGCGTGGAGAGGGCTAGAGAAAATCAAAAAAACTGATAGCAAAAACAAGGACGTTTTCAAAAGACGCTAAAGTGAATTGCAAAACTGTCGATATCTCATAATGTAAAATTTGAATTGTGAAATTGGGAATTTTTTTATCGAAGATTTTCAATTGCGAAAAGTTGAAAGGTTTTTGACGTACAGTATCTACGTCAAAGTTGTTGCTCATTTATGGGCACGATAATACACTGTATTAAGCACAAGCAATAACCAGTGCTTCGAAGCATGAACCCAAGGACTCCGACAACGCTTGGAGGACAAATGAACAGGTCAATAGCGAATCAAGTAATGCCACTAAACATCCCTGATGCTGGCTTCAATGCCAAATTGAGCGTAACTGAAAAAAACGTTGAACATACGACAGCTTTTTTGCAAAAAGGAGTCGAGGATTTCTCGTTACCTGGTTATACGACTCCTCACGGATACCGACTCCTGAAATCGAGGAGTGATGATCACTATCGCTTGATCACTGATACTGCGATTCCAGAGACAGTCTACGCAGTGCGTCTTGAATTTATGAACCACATCGTCCCTGCTCGCAAAACTTGCACGCAGATAATGGTATGGCGAACTGTTCAGCCTCAGTACTATACCGCTGTGAATGGATTGCCACGATTGTTCTTTCAGCATTTCCTTGAAAACTATTCGATAGTCGTATCGGATAGTGAGCAAACCGCAGATGGTCGCCGCTTCTGGGAAACAATGATAGCTCTGGCGATGCAAACCAAAGGCTGCTATGTCTACGTATCAGATGGAACGAAAGAAGAGCGTCCATTGACATTCATGACTTCATGGGATGATTTTTATTCCACATGGACAAACTTCTGCTGGGGCGACGACAAAGATTGTCACCCACACCGCCTCTTAGTCATAAGCAAAGAGAAGTTGCACTGATTACCTTGCTTAGTAATCAATAGTTACCAAACCCGCCGAGGCGGGTTTTTGCTTTCTATCATGCGTGTTTACTTGGGTAGTTTGACGCTCTCCCTAATGTAGTCATGGAAGTTCAGATCGAACCCCCAAACGACCAAACCAAAAATGATTACTACCGTAGCTAAAATTTTCTTGTTCATGTGATATCTCTGATTTTAGGAGATTCAATCCTGCCACGCGTGCGGCTGAATCCGAGAACGTTAAACGGGACGTTTTGTGGTCGAAAACCAGAAAAGTAGAAAATTGATCTAAATTGGTTTTAGCGCATCCATGCACCAGTGACTAAATAAACAAATTCGACAACTTAGCCGCGAAGTCCTCTTTTCTGGCGACAATCCAGCCCTCGCGCCGTGCGAGTTCGGCGAATGTGTTCCAGCTTGCCACCAGCTCATCGGGTGCGATCGGTAACGACCCCGTCACCGAACCGTTAGCATCGAGGTAAAGTAACACGCGACGGGAGCCCACAGGAGCTACGGCGGTTTTCGTTGCTTGCTGTCCACGCTGGATGTATTCACCCTCCAGAGCATCGAGGTAGCTAATGGCCTCATTGATTTGGTCTGGCGGTAATTGCTGGATGTTTTCGATATCAAAACGCTTGTGAACCAGTTTCCAGATATCGGGGTAGATATTGCCGACGCCGGAGGTGATCAGGCGTTCGACAGTCTGACGTAATGGAGTGAGTTGCTTGGCGGTGGATTGCTTGGTTTTACGAACAGGTTCTTCCGCTCGCTTTTCACGTTGACTGAAATAGAAATCTTCCAATTTCTCGAAAACATCCCACGCCTGATCGGTTTCCAGCATTTTGGCGTGACGGGCTGCACCGCGTTCAGTCCAGAGTATAAGGCTGCGAGCGCGAGAACCAACAGAGTCTCTTAAAGATACTCTGTCGTTTTTAACAGAGTCACCATTAGTGACCCTGTTCTTAAACAGGCGTAATTCATCGCCTTCGATCTTGAAAAAGTGCTTCCCCGCTACAAACCGAGTTGTATTGCTACGGTGGTTCTTTGTGATGGAGTGAGCGGTAGTACCATACAGTTGCGCCAGCAGATCGGTGGTAACTACAGGAACATTATTATGGACAACAACTGATAGGTTTTCTGCGGAGATTTGGGTAGTCATAATGACCTCACTGATTTTTTTGAGAAGACCACTTTTGATGGTGGTGTCGGGAGGCTCAAAACGGCTCAGTGAAGCCGCGGACTTATTCCCCTTTCGGGTGTTGTATTAGTCGCCCTCCCGACCTTGATTCGGGGCGTGACCGCGCAATGCGTTCACTGAATGACAGGCATAAAAAATCCAACACTAACGGGGTTGGTTCTGACCGCACTGAGAAGAGGTTTTGAGTCCTCGTGCGAAAGAAGATAGCGGATAGTGATCGTTGCGTCAACAGGTGCTAGGATGTAGAAAACCCATTCGAACAGTATAAAAGAGATATGTCCGCACCAAGACCTCTACCAAAAACAAACGAATTACTTAGAGAGTTATTCCCGTCAATTGAAGCGGGGGTTAATTTTCTTGATGAGTTTACGTTGAGACGCATTATCCGGGAAGCGCAGAAGCTACCCGATGCTGACCAGGCTTACTGTGTTGAAGGGTTGGCCCGAATGATTAGTGGGGATACCGACCGAGGAATTGAATTATGCGAAAAGGCTATATCAATAAATCCTTACGAAAAGGCAAATTGGGCTAATTACCTTAGACTTCTACGCTCACTATTTATTTACAGTAAAGAATTGGTAGTTATGCGAGGTGTTCTCGAATATCTGGACAGTGAGATGCTGTCGAAATTAATCACTTATTCCGTGATATGGTGCAATCTTGACTTACTAAGATCTGCAATTAATAAGGCTAAAGAGATGGGAGTAGAAGTGGATAATAAGAACGCTGAATCTATCATTTCTTTGCAGGAAAGATTTCCTAGCGACATGGCGGATATTGAGAAACTCGCCGGATTGGTGATGGAGATCGCTGAAGAAGAGAAGATACTATCATCACATAGCACTGTAACTGAAGATGTGCATGGCTATCTTGCTTATGGATTTAGGGTAAATACGGATGACCCTAATTACCTATTCAGTCTTAACGACAGGCTAGCGGATATGATTATCGATGCAGGTCTAGCAACAGTAGACAGTGTAGCATTCTTTGAGGCGGGGGTTGACGAGTAATGGTCAACCACAACGACTTTATCAATTTAGCTGAATCTTTATTATCATCTGATGATGATATAGCTATCAGAACCGCCACCAGTCGCGCCTATTATGGTATGTACCATTTCGCTATGAATTTAGTGAAGAACAACGTACCACACTATGACTCTAAAAAGGTTCGTGGTGGTGTCCATGAAAGGCTAACGTATTACCTTGCTAATGAAGCAGCGGAAAAAGAAGATCTTGACCCTGTAAAATTACAGAAGATAGCGATAAAGCTAAAAATTGCAAAGCGACATAGAGTGGTCGCTGATTATAAGCTTAATCTTTATTTATCTAAGACGACAGCCGCCGAAACCGTGATTGAGGCGAAAATGATGGCAGAAATATTTAACGACTAGCGAAATGCTGTGAGGGCAAGGATGTGAAGGTGCTTATTTTATTGCTGGCGGCGTTTTCGTTTTCGGTTAATGCGATAGCGAGTAATTATATTGGAAAGAATATCATCACCGGGTCTGGGAACAGATTCGCTAGTGGGATGGTGATCGCTGGTGCAGAATCCGTTGGTAAGGATAGAGTTAAAATTTATTTCATCGATTACTCTCATGATCTAGTTACAAACGAGATGAAACCTGATTTTTTTAAAATCGGATTAATCAATCATGAAGAGACGATATTAAACTGCAAAAAGAAAACATACTCATCATATTCCTTTGGTGAGATAAAGAACCTCGACAATGTATCATTGTCTTATCATGAGTTAGGAGCGCCTCATAAATGGGGGGATTATGATTTTAAAGATGATGGGCATTTGGGTGTTGAGTTTAAAAAAGACCAAGACTCACTAAGTGATCTTTTTGGTTATATGTGTGATTCTGCATTAAATTAACGACTAGCTTTTATAATTAGAACCGGCCATCAAGCCGGTTTTTTATATCCGCGCACCACATGCGCAAACCCACCAAAGAACCTGTTTAGGAATAGAGCCTGAGGAAGCCGGTATGGTTCGTGCTGCCTCTTTGGGCTGGTTTTCCTATGTGGCAGGCTCTATTTCTAAGAAGGTAATAGCACAATGGCAGAAACTATAGATGAATTACTGGTTTCACTGGGTTTAGAAACCGACGCGAAAAGTTTCGATCAGGCAAGGGCGGCGTTTAAGGGCGTCACCGATAATATGCTGCAAATGGCATCCGCGCTTACTGCTGGGTTCGGCTTTGATAAACTCACTCGGCAATTTGCAGGCTTTATCTCTGAGCTAGATCGCTTCTCTCGGCGTAACATTATTGATCCTAACAATGTTCTCCGTTGGGGATATGCTTTTGAGTCGATGGGGGGCAGCGTTCGTGACGCAATGAGCGCGATAGAGAAATTAAACACTCTCAGAGATGATGCAAAAGAGGGAAGGGTTAACCCGATGGCCTTGCGTAATGCGGGAATAAACCCTTATGAACTGGCTGAACTAAGTAATCCACAGTCAGGGCTTATGTGGATGTCATCGCAAATGCAGCAGCTTTCAAACAACCCTGATGCATTAACAAAATTCACAAAGGCTTTGGGTCTAAATACAACAGAGCAAGATGTTTTATCTAAAGGCCCCGATTGGCTTAACCAGCAATTTGAGGAGTACAACAAAAGAGGGCGAATGATCACCCCTGAAACAATCCGAATTGCTGATGAATACAACACAGCAATGCAAAACATTACGACTAATCTTGAGGGGTTAGGCAATGCCGTAAGTGTTAAATTAACACCAAAATTAACTGCTCTCGCTGAGCGTGCCGATAAATGGTTAACGGATAATAAGCAAGGGATTGTAGAAAAACTCGACCAGGCTATGCCATACCTTGAGCAAGCCGCTAAGGGTATAGCGATACTTGTCGCAATAAATGCAGCACAAAAAGGGGGGAAGATGTTTCTTAGCAATCTACCCATTCTTGGCGCTGCGGCTTATGCGGAATATTTTTATAATGATTTCGACAATATAAAAGATAGTGCTTCATCTTCTTGGGATTACAACAAGCGCCAGCTTGAAAAGGGGCTAAACGAAAATCTTAATTACCCAGTTGGAGACGCATTATCATCCTTAGGGTGGAAGAATAATCCATGGCGACGACCAGCGAGGGTATCATCATCGAATCCAAATGCTCTGGATATCCCCGGAAACGATCCCCTAAACGATATTGGGTATATTAAAAATTACCTGACCATGAATGGGGTATCGGACGAAAACGAGCGAGAAAGTTTGGCGGCGGCATTCAGCCGTGCATCATCTAAACATCGCGTTCCTATTAATGTTTTGCTTGGCATGGCAAAACAAGAGTCTGGCTTTAATGCTGGAGCTACAGGACCAATGACTGAATGGGGTCGGGCGAGAGGTATTATGCAATACCTGGAGTCAACTGCTGGTGGGCTTGGTATTGACCCTAACAATCCAGAACAGGCTATAAATGCGGCAGCGATGCAGTTACGGCAGAGAATAAACCGCGGAGAAAGCATTGAAGAGGCCGTAGCCCATCACCACGCGGGTCCTAATCGTAAGCTGTGGGGAGTAAAGACTGCGGATTATGTTAATCGCGTTGGGGAACATTCAGAGGATGTATTAGCTGGATACAGATCTCGTCCTGAATTTTCAAGAGCATCATCTGCTGGTGTTGGTGGTGATACTAAAATAAACGTAACTGTTGACGCTAGAGGAGCGACTGATCCCTCCGCTATTGAAGAGGCCGCGCGAAGGGGGGCGATAGCTGGGACTAGGGACGGATTGGCGGAAGCCGGACGAAACCTGAAACTATCACAGGAGTCTGATATCCAATGAGCATCGTCGGAGTATTCAACAAATCCCGCCCACAGATACGCGGGATTTTTTTTGACGCCATTTTGGAAGAGTCGAGCGAGCTACCTACAGTGGTCAGCGAATACCCCCTTGAAAATGGCTATACCGCTAATGACAACGCCATTACTCGACCATTGGTAGTGATTATGACAGTGGCGCTCTCTGACAACCCTATAAAGACGTTAATGGCGCAGGCAGGACAGCTTTCAACGCTAGGGGAATTGGCGCGGGCGTGGCTGCTGGCGCTGTCGGTTCATTGCTGGGTGGCGGTGCGGCGGCGTTAGCTGGTATTGCTGCCAGTATTGGTCTTTCTGTTACGGCATCTGGAAACAAACGGTCGCAAGAAGCGCTAGACGGAATGCGATGGTCGCAGCGAAATAGTGAAATCCTTACGGTCATTGATTCCGCTGGAACGTCTTATGACAACATGATCATTACCAGCACCAGAACGCAACGCAATAAGGAGAATGAGGGCGGGCTTGAGTTGGTGGTTGAAATGCGTCAATTGGTTTTGGTTAACGCTAATCGCAGCGCGGAGGTAATAAACGCAAATTTACCACCAAACGACACTGCATCCACACAGGGACAGGCGACAATTAACAGAGGTGAGGTATCGTTACAATGAATATCATCCCGCTAATTAACTCGGCAGCCGACCAAGAGTTTTCCGCTCAGTTAGGCAATAACAATGTGTCATTTCATGTTCGCTGGCTGACTCGGTATGGCTATTTTGTGGTGGATATGCGCGACTCAGCAGGCAATCCTATTGCACTAGGTCGCGCCATGCATGTAGGCGTGAATCTGCTGGCGGGATTAAATACCCGAATTGGTAAAATCGTATTGGAGGGCGAAACACCTACAATTTCCAATCTGGGAGAAAAAAATAGCTTGGTTTGGTATCCATCATGAGCGTAATTTTTGGAAGAAGCTACAAGCTGATAATAAAATCAAGCATGGGTGGAAAAGACCTAATTTACGAGCCGCCCATGCAGATCCGTTTTTCTGTGGCTGGATCACCAAATAATCATGAGTCCAGCGCCAACATATCAATGTATGGAATATCTAGAGAAACACGCTCTCGTATATACAGAGAGTACGACCAGATATTTCTTTATGCTGGTTATAAAGATAATCATGGGTTGATTTTTAGAGGGCAAATAAACAACATAGAAACAGGAAAGGATGGACCATCAACTTATATTCGCTTCTACTGCTGGAGCCATTTTGATAGGTGGCGTAAGGCTTCGGTTAATAAATCATGGGGAAACAATACACCAGCAATAGAAATAATCAGGGATGTTGCCAGCGTATTTCAGACTGATATAGATGTCATCGGAGATTTCTCTGACCTTCCGCCCGCTATTTATGGAGAGACTCGGGTTGGCAGCGCCATCTATGAAATGAACGAATTAAAAAGAGTTTATGATTTTGATTGGTTCTTTGAAAGTACCCGGATAGTTATTTTCAGAAATGGGCGGTCTCGAAATTTCACTCATGAGGTGCGAGCATTTAATGGCATGGAGGGCGTACCGAGAATATACCTCGGAGAAATAGAAGTAGACGTTAAACTTAATCACAGCATTCGCATATTGGATTGGGTTGATGTTTACTCTGAATTTGAAACATACGGATTCAGCGATGTATACCGCCCCGGCGAAGGTGAAGCGTCAAAGAAACAGCGAAACATTGGGAAATTTGCTGTCCTTGCGACTATGCATCAAGGGGATTTTTACGGAGATCTGTGGAAAACAACAATTTCAGCAAACTTGCGGTTTGATAATGGGAGGGTTTATTGATGGACTCGACGAAAAGAGAAAACCCGCTTTATGAGGCCATTGAAGCAGCGAAGTTAGCCACTGTCTCGCGCCTTATGGTGTGTCTTCCAGGGAAAATCATCTCATACAATCCTGATAATCAAAGAGCACAGGTTGAATGCGGCATTCAGCGAAAAAACGGTGATTCGTTTGAAACGTTGTCAATTATTGAGAATGTTCCTGTTAATTTCCCCGGCACGAAAGAATGGATTATTTTTCATGAATTACCCGCTGATACTGAGGGGGTCATCCATTTTAGCCAGCGGGCGATTGATACGTGGCTTGATCAGGGTGGACCTGTTGCGCCACATAACATGCGTATGTTCAGCGCCAGCGATGCTTTTTTCTCACCTGGTTACCGATCACTGAAAACGGCAATTCCGAACCTACCAACATCCGGTATGGGCATGAGCAATCGTGACGGTTCTGTGAGAATCCACCTGACAGATGGCGGGATAGCCCTGACATGTGGCGGCGTTTCGTTGACGGTTTCGCCCGAAGGGATAACGCACAGCGGCAAAACAACGCTGGATGGACGGACAGAGGTTACCACTGGTGGCCTGGCTGTTGGTGATATTGAGTTTACCGATCACGTTCATGACGGTGTTGACACAGGTTCCGGCAGCACTCAGGGGCCGCGATAATGTTTAGAACAATAAATACGCAGGTGCTAATATGAAAACTTACAACTGCAGAAAGGAAACCAGCATGGCATTAACTTATCAGGACATACGCGCCAAGCGTGAACAAAACGAAGAAAGGCGCGACAGGTTGATAAATACAGTTATAAAAGAAGCCCATGAACTCCTCATAGAGTACGTAGAATCACTTGAACTAGGGAGTGCCACGTGGGCTGATATTAATGGAGTAAACCGTGAATATGTAGAAGCTGGGGTGATGTTCGGGGGTGAATTCAAAAGGTACCCACTCAACAGCATCACTTTAGATGACAAATATGGTGCGCGATTCGCCATAGCCACAGTGATTGATGATACTCCTCGTGGAGGGGAGATTATTCCTATCGGTGTTTATTTATACATCAGGGATGGCAATGTAATCGTTAATATCGATAATTCCAACAGGCCTATAACAGTCATTCAAGGTGAAAATAAATATAAAAAATGTTTGTGAAGAAATTAAAACACAAACGCTAGTGGCAATGAATGACCCTGGACTGAATTAAACTAATCCAGTTAAATTCAACGAGCCTCGCAATAGCGGGGCTTTTTTATGGGCGCTAATCATGATTCGTAATTTTATAGACGGCGACATTGTCACGCACGGCGAACATTTCGCAACGGGAAAAGAGGCTACACGGCAAGGGATCATCAGGCGGCTGCGGTTGTTTCTCGGTGAATATTTTCTCAATGCCGCAGAGGGGACGCCGTGGTTTCAATCAATTCTCGGTAAAACACAGGCAGACATTGCCGCAGCCAGCATTAAGCAGCGGATCCTGACTGCTCCGGGCGTAATTGGCCTCACTCGATTTGAGTTCAACATCGACCAGACCACGCGAAAAATCACAATTTACGCATCGCTAGTGGACATCAATAACGAACAGTTTGAACTGCTGTTTGATGAGGAAATTATCTGATGGCTGAGATTACCAAAGATGGCGTGAACGGACAGACGTTAAACAGCTATCTTGCCGTGATGCGCCAGCGCTATCTGGATGTCGATGACGGCTGGAATATCAATCCAGAATCGCCGGACGGTCTCGTTATCGCGGCGTGGTGTGAAACGCTGGCGAATCTGGACGAGGCTGTTATCAGTGCTACCACTCGGCAGACCCGAATTCAGCAATCGGACAGCAACTCGATCGCATAGCGGCGTTCGCGGGTATTACGCGCCGAGATAGTACATTCTCAACTGTTACCGTGACATTCACCGGCACGCCGCTGGTTGAAATTCCGGCCGGTACTCTGGTGCGAAATCGGATTACTGGCACGCTGTGGGCAACAGATAGCACTGTGGAACACGCAGCGGCGGCACGGCAACAGCCAACGTTACATGCACAACCGCTGGCAGTCAGGCGGGAAATAGCAACAACCTGTCGATCATTGCCACACCGATCGGTGGTATCACCGCCGTTACCAACGCAAACCCCGCATCGCTCGGACGTGATGAGGAGTCAGATAATGCGTTTCGCGTTCGTCGCAATGAATCTGTTGCGTTTCCCGGCAATAACCAGCTCGATAATATTTATGCGGCCTTGGTCAATCTGGAGGGGATGAAACAGGTCCGTATTTATGAAAACACTGAATCCGCACCAGATGAAAATGGCGTCGAGGGGCATTCACTGGCGATCGTCATTGACGGCGGCGAACCTGCGGATATTGTCGAAACGATCGCGAAACGGAAAAATCCCGGCTGCGGACTGAATCGCTATAACAACAGCATCCCGAACAAAATCAGCACTGATACGGTTACGCCAGGCGGAAACCCGTTTAATGCTACGTTTTTCCGGCCGGAGTTTATTCCTATATTTGTTCGCGTCAGCATTTCCAGCGATCGGCGATTTGATGATGACGAAATAAAACGCTCTATCATTGAGTATTCAAACATTGGTTTTGAGCAAACAACCGGATTTGCAAAAACGGGATTTCGAATCGGTGAGGATGTTGGGGCGGGACGGTTATTTACCCCCGTGAACTACATTGTCGCAGGCAGCGGATTTGTTCACTCGATCGGTGTTGGAATATCGGCGATGGACGCAGGAACCTCCAGAGTTGATATCGCGTTTAACCAGCTCGGTATTTTCAGTGTAGATAACATTGAGGTGGCCTATGTATGACCACCAGAAAAAGGCATTAAGTCGTGTCTATTGGCAATATAAAAGTTCACCGAAATTAATAGAATGGCTGAAAATACTGCCGGATATCGCTCAGGCTAGCATTGAGGAACAGGCGGATAAAATACAACGGATGCTGGATATCGACACCGCAGAGGGGGAACAGCTTGATATCTGCGGGCGCATCGTTGGTTACCGCACGCGACCGCTTGGTACGTTCTCACCTGCATGTCAACCAGCGCCCGTTAATGATGATCTATTTCGCCGAATGATTAGGGCGAAAATCTTCAAAAACAACAGCGTGGCCACGATTGACGAAATCCAGTTCGCCGCCGACTACATCATGAATGAGCCAACACGTTTACTGGACGGGCAGGACATGGAAATGCGCCTGATCTGGTTCACTCACAACGTTGATATCGGCACGCAGAAACTCATTCAGGATTATGACCTGATCCCGCGACCTCAGGGGGTGGGGACGAAAGACGTCCGAGTTATCACGTACAAACCGTTTGGTTTCGGCCAGCATTACAGCAACTTCCGCGCCCCGTTCTGGCACGGCGACTGCATCAAAATCTACACAAACCTGAAACTGACGCTGACGTTTTCCGATGGAGTGCTATCGGGTGCGCTGACTGCGGCGCCGGGGATCGTCGTTTCAGACATTGACGTCACGCTGATTTACACGCTGTCGGGTGGGGCAACAGCGACGGAACATCTGGTAACAGACGATAACGGCCAGTTCAGCACAACACCACAATTCGATGAATTCACTGTCGTAGCCCGTGCTCAGGTTCTGACGCCGCTGTGTGAGTGGGAAAACGTGCAGAGCGGTGAGGTGGTTACGAACATTTTTTTTAACGGAACCGTGACGTTTAACGGCCGAGCGAAATTTAGAGGTTAATAATGTCAGACCAGATTGAAATCCCTAACATCGATGATCTGCCGGACATGCCGGAGACAGCAGAATTTACCCCTGCGGTTAAATTACTGACAACTGAAACGCCGGTTCTCGGCTATGACGGTACAAACATTAATCCCGCGAACTGGCAGGCGAAAGCGCTGGCCGACCGTACGCAGTGGCTGCGCGACCGTTTGTTAAATCTGTCCACGCGGCTGGTATTGTCAGTTAACGGTAAAACGGGAAATGTCGTTGTCACGTATAACGATGTGGGAGCGGACGCGGCAGGAACAGCGGACGCGCTGATGACGGCGCATTTAACCGCTCTCGATCCGCACTCTCAGTATTTTGATGAAACACGCGGTGATGCACGTTACGTTCAGCGCTCACTGGCGAATCAGTCCAACGGATGGCTGCAACTCGATGCGTCCGGCAAAATCCCCGCGGCGATGTTGCAAACGCTGGCGTCGCGTTATGTCGTCGTAACGAATCAGGCGGAACGGCTTGCACTGGCATCATCAGCAAACCTGACGATCTGTGCGCAGGCAGATATAGATCAGTTGTTTTATTTGAACGGTGGCGACAATCCGGCTGTGGCCGCAAATTGGGTGGCAGGGCAGGCGGCAACAGTTTCCGGCGCGTCATCCGTCTATGGGCGAACTGGCGCGGTGGCGGCGCAAAACGGCGATTACGACGCAGACAAAATCACTGAAACGGCAACGCGTAAATTCGCCAGTCCCACAGAAAAAACGGCATGGAACGCGAAACAGCCTGCGCTGGTGTCTGGCGCCAACATTCGATCGCTATTCGGACAGTCGCTACTGGGCTCTGGTAATCTCGCGCCAACGCCTGCGCAAATGGGGGCTGCCGCTGCTGTTCATACACACACAACAGCAGATATCACAGACTACACACAGAAAACCCAGCAACTCATTACAGCATCATTAGAAGCCGGAACGGGCGTAACGCTGGGCTATAACCCGATCAACGGGAAAACTATCATCAGCGCCGCTGGCGGATCTGGCGGCTCGAACAATTACATCGTTGTTGATCGTCAGAGTGCGGGCGCGGGGCAACTACATACGTTCAATATCAGCACACAGAGTGCGTTTGATTTATTTGCATTTGCACTACGAGAGGAATCCGGTTCAACAAACGTTACTGTTTTAGTTGATGATTTTAATGCGTCGAGTGAGTCGAGTTATGACGTTACTGACGCGATCATTTTTGACGGGCAACTACATGCGTATAGCGGAAAAATTGCGCGATTAGTTCGTGATGATGAATTTTATTCTGTGCCAGTCAGAGCAGATGGTGAGTCAGTTTCTGTGTCAATTATTAGAGAAACAATAGTACCCGCAATGACATCGAGCAATCAGGCTGGCTATGTTGCATCTGCGTCGTCTATATTTTCATCTGCGTTTCCCGCATATATTGCATTTGATCAGAAAAACACTATTGGAGGTGCTGGGGACGTGTGGGCGCCCGCAGCATTGCCGACAATATCTGCCCCACAATGGCTGCGAATCGATATGCCAGTTGCGTTTTCAGTCGGGGGTTACTCTGTGAAAAACAGAATTTCCGGCGAGTTGGCGAGCCCGCGATCTTGGATATTTCAGGGTAGCAATAATGGCAATGTTTGGGATGATATTCATTCAGTTACTGATGACACAAATAACGTGGGCGGGAATGTTAGGAGCTATGAATTGCAATCACCCGCGCACTATTCATCGTATCGTTTACTGATTACAGCAGCTAATGGGGGTTATAATTTTGTTACAATTTCCGAATTTGAGTTATATCCCGCAGCGAAACTTCTGATAAAAACATCAGGCAATAGATGGTTTTCATCAAATAATGGTGTTTTGATTGAAACAATAACGCCATTATCTGTTGATGATTTTTATAGTAATGGGTTTATTTTTTCGGGAGATATTTCCGCAGCGCAGTTAAATGAAGCGTTCCATGTATACAGCAACAGTAATGTATTGGTCTCTATAAAATATGCGCCAAAAAAACAGATAGCGATTCAAAAATCATTGTCGTCAGCATCATCATGGTCACAAATTAATACAGCAACGCTAACGGCCACGCAGACGGGTAACGGTAAAGTACGCGTCGCTGTCACGCGGGACTTGGTGAACTGGCATGTATTGCAGAATGGGGCGTGGGTTGATGTGGGTGCGCTGTCAGCCGATACGGCGGGCGCAACGAAACTGATTGAGGATGGTATGACGCCCGCAGAGTTGAATAGTATTACAGCGGCACAGTGGGCGCAGTTGTTTTCATCCAATAATGGCGTGCCGGACTCACTTGCGTTTGCCTATGCGCTTGATATTGCAGACTCATCAGCAGACGTCGCTACAATAGACCGTCTATTACTCAATGTAAACAACACATCGTCATGGAGATTGCAAAATACATCTGAGGTAGAAATTCGTTGGCGAAATGACAACGTGACATTCAGAAATATAGCGGCAGGGAATTATAAATTAGCGTATCAAATACCATAGAGGAATATAATGTTACGATATTGGTTACGTCTGGATATTATGGAATATGTCAGCAGCGGCGATGATTTAACGTTTTTGGGCTACATTGAGGTGCCGAAAAAACCGGAGCCCCATCCAGAAATATACGCATGGGATATTAATGAGTGGGGTTGGGTTATCAGTGAACAGCTAGCGCGGGAGTCGATTGCTTTATCGCGATATGAACGAGAGACGTCAGGAATTACATTTAATGGCAATCAATTCCACACAACAGATCGCAGCAAAACCATGTTATGTGGTGCGGCGATTAAATGTCTGCGTGATGAAAATAAAACGTTCAACTGGAAAACTATTGACGGTCAATTTATTGAGTTGTCCTCGACTGATATTCTCGAACTGCATGATGCTGTCATTGATTACGTTGAATCGTGTTTTAGTCGAGAGCAATCACTCATTAATTATCTGCTACAGAATGAATTAACAGCGGAAATGATTGACGAGGGTTGGCCGTCGAACAATCTGTAAAAGTTAACCATCACTAGGCCGCTGAGTTAGCGGCTTTTTTCATTTGCTGGAGCTACATCAATGGATCAGAAATTTTTTCGCGTGCCGTTTGCGCAGAGCGGCGATCGCCAAACCATTCCAGACGCAACACAAAGTAGCGGCGCTGTATCGTTCCCCAGCGGCTGGGGAGTTGATTACGCAAAAGACCCTACTGTAGACGCGAACGCAAAACCGGTTGAGCGCGAGGCAATGAATGCGATTCTATTCGCCATCACTAACGCTGTGCGCCAGTATCAAACGTTTGGTTTTCCCGAATACATCACGCCAGCAGACAACAACGGCGGGGCGTTTTCGTACAGCTCCGGCGCTGTTATTCGCTACCGCGCAGTAGCAGACCAACCGTTTAAATCGTATGTATCGATTGCTGACAACAACACGTCTGTGCCAGGCTCTGACGAAACGAAATGGCAGGAGTTCATATATCGGGAGGCGACGACTCAGGAAATCACAGAGGGTACGAGCGGAACGACAGTGGTATCGCCGCGCCGACTCAAGGAGCGAACGGATATTATCGACGATGAGATAGACGATATTAACGACTCGCTGACTCGAGTCGGTAACCTGCAAGTCGCGCAAGTGAATATCGACGCTCAGGGCTCGGTAGTGCTGAATGCCCCTACTGATTGCGTGCAAATCCTGATCATCGGCCACTACACCGCTGACGGCGTAGAGAGTCGTGACTTTTGGGAGAGTAAACTCTCTGTTAATGGCGTACTCGTTGATACGACGCCGTTTTACGGGTTCGTTACGGGGTCGCGCGGGCATGGGCATCATCGCCGCGAATTGCTGCCGTTCAGTCAGTTAGTTGATATGCAGCTCACTGCGGGGGATGCCATAAATTTCGAGTACACCAGTAACAGAGGTGGCAGCAGCACAACATTTACGGTGTTCTACATTCAGGGCGTCAGCACTGATAAACCGGATGTGCCGTCTGCAATAATCACCTCCCCTTCAAGTAGCACAATAAACGCAGGTGGACAGCAGCAACTGGCTGCGACTGTTTTACCCGCTAACGTGGCTGCTGATTACCCTGTTACGTGGTCAGTATCAGATCCAGCGCTAGGGAGCGTCGATAGCAACGGCCTGTATACAGCAAATAGCGGCGTCAGCGGAACGCAGAGTGTGATTGCCAGCGTATCGACCGGATTAGCCTCCACAGCGACGATAACGCAGCATATTTACCTGACGAGTATCGATATCGGTAACGCCCCGCCAAATCTGATCGCTGACAGAACATACACCGTCCCGATCACGTATAGCCCATCTAACTACACGGAGTCTGTGCAAACGTCATCGTCCGATTCAACGATAGCGACGCTATCGATAGATGGCACGTTAACGATCAGCTCAGGCGGTACCGCAACGCTCACGCTCACAGGTGCCAGCTCTGGCGTTACTGACTCGATAACGATCACGGCGACTGAGGAGGTTGTGCCAGAGCGCTATTTGCAGATTGATAACAATTTGTCTGAGATTGCCGCCGCTGGCGCGACAGATCAGGCCGCAGCGCGTAATAATTTGGGGCTGGGTGGGCTGGCAACAAAAGACGGGCTCACGGCTGCTGACGTTGGTGCTGTTCCGCAGGCCGGCGCATCACTCGGAAATGACAACCTGAACACGGTCACGTCACCAGGTCGTAAATTCCAGTCGCTGACCAGTAACGCAACACTGGCGAGAAATTACCCGGTGGCGCTTGCTGGCATGCTTGACGTCATCAGAACGACTGACGCAGGAATTCGCCAGGCATACTATCCGTACAACAACACAGACGTTTATCACCGCTACTGCGTTGACGTGGGTGCGAATCCTATCGTGTTTGGCGGTTGGGCTAGGCTGGGTGGTGACTTCTTGGAAAAATCTCAGGATCTGGCTGATGTGGTGAATAAATCTGACGCTCGGGAAAATTTGGGAGTGGGGTACACGATATCGACAGCAGCCCCTCCGGCCAGCGCAACGGGTTACGGTCAGGGGCATATTTGGTATCAGGTCGAGGAATAATTATGCCAATATTCCGTGAATCCGAAGGGGCGTTTTCCCCTGTTAAACGCCTCGATATTAATGATTTCGGGGTGATTAAACGCGTGGCCGCCGCATGGATTGTTGATGATGGCGTATTCAAAAAACTGTTTCCAACTGAACCTGTTGATATCGCAGATTCTGATATTTTTGATGCTGATAATTCTGTTAAACGCTGGTCTGGAATGACAGTTTCGGCACAAAAATATTGGATGATGGAAATTAGCATTCCGGTTGTTGATGCCGCTGCGTTCGGGCAATTCACATCGAGCAATATCATTGTGACACGCAGCGGAAACGCACAACCTGTTCAGCTGCGGGCAGATAATATTACGTGGATAACAGAGCGTCCTGATGGCACAGTGCAAAACGCACTCTCGCCGCCGCTGAATGCATCGACGCCGATCAGGATAGGCTGGCGCAATGATGCACGATGGATAACCATTCCGTACAACGCCGGAATAGTCGGCTCTGTAACAAACATCAGGATAGAAATCGTCGCATCTGGCACGCTGTATTTTTACGACACGTCAGCAACACTGATTGCGATTTGA